TGAGCGGCACAAGGTGTGCTACGTTGTAAGCAATTGCTAACGTTCAAGGTGCTGTTTTGCCAAGTTGTCGGGGGGAGGAATAGCACATGATTTTCGAAGCGGCCCTAATCAGCACGCTGTGCCTAGGGATGGCCTTCGCCTGCGCGCGCGGTGCCCTACGAGCTTCCGGCAACCGCCGGGATGGGCTCTTCGCGTTCGCTGGGTTCCTCGTGCTGGTTTGGGTGTTCGCGCTTCAGGGGATCTTCAGCTAATCCAGAACGCGCCGTCTACGCAGTTATGCAGGTGGCGCTTGTCGAACCCGTCGATCGAGCAGTGCGTGTTGAGCCAGGAGCCGACCGGCCCGGTGTACTCGGCGGTGAGCCGTGTCATCGTCCCGGTTTGATACGCGCCCTCGTCGATGCCTGGTGTGTGCGAGTGGCCGATCACGACCTTTGGGCCAATGCGGCGCAGGTTCTTGATCGAGCCTCGGGCGCCGTTCGGTCCTTTGTCACCGTGCAGGCCGCACTCGATACCAGCCACGGTGAAGCTGCCGTTGATCGGCACACACTTCACGCCGGCCGCGCCGCGAGCCTCGACTAGCCGCTGGAAGGGATCGAGCGTCTGCGCGCCCGTCTCCGTCATGCGCGTCGTGCGTAGCATGGCGAGGGCCGTCTCTAGGTAGAACTCGGCGTTCACCGGGTCGCGCTTCCAATCCTCGCGGATCACCCAGCGCTTCAGCATGTCGTCGTGGTTTGAGGGCACGATGACGTTCTCGCGCCCGGCCCCGAGTTCCAGCATCCAGTCGATCGTCGCGCGCACCTCGCGGCGCATGTCGTCGTAGCCTGACTGTCGCTTCGCGTAGGCGATGAACGGGTTACCCTGGTGGTGTGGGCTCCCTGCGTACCCATCGAGCAGGTCGTGCCACACGAGCCGTTTAGGATCGAGCAGCGGCACGAGGTCGTCGAAGGTCGCCCGCACCACAGCGGGGTCCGCGAAGCGCCAGTGTGCGTCGCCAAAGATGATCGCTTCGCACGGCGGCGCATCTTCGACGCGGCCGTCTGCGTAGTAGGCGTACTCCAGGTCGATGAAGCCGCCGTGCTTCTCGGAGTAGTTGAGTTGTCGCAGGTGGAACACCTTGCTGTCCTGCACCTCGACGACGACCGCGCCAAGCACATGGTGAAAGTCGCCGAGCTTGCCGACGCGTGAGTCGGTGTAATTGGAGATGGTCACCGCGCCGGTCGTCGTAAGGATCTTTGGAAGCCGGCTCTGTGGCGTTGGCACACAGCGCAGTTGCAACTTAGGGTGACCGAAGATGCCAGACTCCGCGTGCGTGATCCCTTCGAGCCCAGTCAGCGGTGCGCTGTTCGTGGGTTGGATCTTGAAGTCGCCGATCAGCTGCACGTTCTTGTTGAGCGCGCGCCGCTGGTTGTAGAGGTAGGGCTGCACCTCTGTAGCCCATGCCTCGTTGTTCTCCTGTGATGCAGACCAATAGCTCGTTGGGTTCTTGTACCGTCCCGGGATTACGATCAACTCGGCGCCGAGGTGCCCACAATACGTGAGCAGTGCCGCCAGGAAGTCGCGGTGCACGGGCGTCGCGTTCTGCGCCCAGGTCACCACGAACCGCCGACCGCTCAGCTTGCGCTTGAACTGTGGATTTCGATCACCCTTCTTCGCCCGGCCTGCCTGATCACGGTATGGCACGTCTGGGTTCGTAGTCTCATAGCACGGTTTGCGGTCCCCTGTGCCCTCGCGGCAGCTCCAGCGCTGTTTCCCGGCGGGCGTCTTGCCGGCGTGTCTCAACGTAATCCGCTTACACTTCGGACAACGGCGGTTTGCCAACTCGTGCTCCCTGCAGTTGCGAGTGCTTCAGATTAGCAGATGCTAAACTAGAGTCAATGCCCCTACTTCCCGGCGGTGCGCATTCGCGCGATCGCGACGACCAGGCCGACGACCGAGATGGCAACTCCCGCGTAGCGCTCTGCGATGAGGTCGTTGAGGATTTCTGGGTTAGCCTGTATCCAGGCGCCCGCCGCGATGATAAGGCCGGCCACGCCCATCGTGGTGGACTTCAGGGAGCCCTTGGCTTTGGCGACGAGGAATTTCTTGAGTGCGTCCATGATTACTTTCTCCAGGTCTATGGTTGATGGTTTGGGGGCGGCCTTCTTGCGCCGGCCGAAGATACGCTTGCCGATCTCATGCTTCCGCCAGAACTTGGCGCCGACAAGCACTAGTTTCAGGTTCACGGGACATACTCCATGATCTCGAAATGCGGCATGTCGATGAGCCGCTCGTCGGCCGTCCGTCGATCCTGATCCCAGTCGCCGCCCCACCGGGTGCGGAGCCCTTGCTCGTGGGCGACCCGCTCGACGTACCCCGCGAGGCGCGCGAACGCGGCCGTGTCCGTCCAATCGATCTTCACGTCAGGCAAGTAAGGCGCGATGTCGACCGCCAGCGACGGCAGCGCGTTGTGCTTGCTGCGCGGCCACTGGACGGTGCTGCGCCCGGTGCGGTAGGCTTCGTCCTGCTCGTCTTTCCCGCGATGCCCGCACAGGATGCTGATGTCGACATGCTTGATTACCTCGCGCATGACACGCTGAAGCCGCTCGTCGCAGGTTGACAACCGCTGCTCAGAGAGTCGTGAAAACTTTGGCATGCACTACCTCATCGAAATTGATTTAGACAGCGCGATCTTTCTGGAGGCCCGCGCCGCGATGCTGCACGACGTGCTCGTCGATCTGGCCGAGAACATCCTCAAAAAAGGCCAGTGTTGGGAAGGGACCATCGCCGACCCAAACGGTGAGCACATCGGCGTTTGCACTACACTAGAAGAACCGGACGGGCCACCGCGATGAACGCATCAGTGCGGTAGCCGCTGGCTTCGTACACTCGGAATAGGGTGTCGACCACCTTCCTCACGATCGGTTGAGCGCCGACGACAGCGTTGTACACTTCGATGGCCCGCGAGCCTGATGTGATCGTGCGTGATTTATGAATGAACCTCCGGCCCGCGATGCCTTCCGCCAAAGTCACGGTGAACATGCTGTTATTCGATATCGGGTCAGACACAGACCAGCTGGGATCGTCAAACGTAGCGACACGCCCGCCCCACGTAGCGAAGGCGTTGAGCCCGTGGCCGAGCACGTACACAGTGTCGCCCGCCTCCGGCGTCGGTACATCCTCAGAATCTTCGTAGGCGTAGTCGACCGCCTCGACGGGTTCTTGAACCGCAGTATGGTGAACCGACACCTCCCACCCCCATCCACGAAGGCCCGTCTCTACTGGGTCCGGCAGGTCAACATTCCTAAACGATGACGTGTTGAACGTCAGTGAGCGCACAAAGGGCGCCTGGATGATGCTCTCTTGCTTCTCCACGGATACCTCGCCGACTCGCACGGTGCCGGTCGCACCGAATAGTGAGAGTCGAATGTTCGCCCGCGAACCGTGGCCGGTTACTAAAACAGCTTCCGTTTCCGCGTAGCCGCTGGTCACTTGGTAAGGCGCATCAACCTCGAGGTATGTGTTTTCAATGGAGCTTTGGTGCTGGCAGGTGATAGTCGCCTCTGTGTCCGCGGCGAACGTCCTCATACTCACGATTAGCCCGTCCGTGGCGTTCCCCGCGCCTGTCAGTTCCACGTCGATCTTGTAGCGGACACGGACCTTGTAGCGGCTGAATGGTTGCACGGCGAACTGGCGCGTCGTGAAATTCGTGTTATGATTTGAACGGTCTGCGACGGTCGTGAGCACGACACAACGGTCGGCCCCGTGCAGCGTATCTGTCGCGCTGAACTCGGCAGTGTCGCCGCTGTTAGTCGTGAACGCGCCCTCGGCCACGTCGAACCGATGGTTGTTATACACCTGGCCGGTGACCGTCGTACGGTAAGGGCCGACCTGCACGCCGGTGCGGGCGCACAGCTCGAGGATCTGCTCAAGCTCGGAGGTCAACAGCCACGGCACCACGGAACCTATGTCAGACGCGTGCACCTCGTGCGCGTACAGCAATAGCCAGCCGCCGGCCGACCGGACGCCCTGCACCAGGTCGAGCACCCGCTGGATGTTGACGCTCGAAGTGTCCACCACTTGCGCGCTGTGCATCAGCTCGTCTGGGTCGAAGAACGAGCCCATAAATCTGGCGTCCCCGACTCCCGACGCGGCGCCGTTGATCGTGCGGAACCGCTCGAACGCATAGCCAAATCCTTGCCTTCTTATAGGGTCGTTGTCTTGCAGCCCGCCGCGGAACACCGCGCTCGTGACTTTGTAGTCGGCCAGGTCGGGGCGGACTATCGTACCGGGCGAATACACTGCGCTAGGGTTCGGGGGGTCGCTGTGGGTAATGACCGTCTCGCCGGTCAACAGTTCTACAAACAACTCGTTCTGTGCTTGCACGTCAGACACCAGTTCGTCTTCGTCGGCGAGCGCGCCCGCGTCTAACAGCGGGTGGTTAGCGAACTCCCAACCAGCGTCGATCATCTCGCGTATTTGTTCAATGCTGAGCACCGGATGGATGTCATAGTCTGAGGTACCCGCGTAGCGGCCCGCGTTGATCTTCTCAAACTCCATCGCGACGGTTCCAGTGAACCCATACTTCTGGAACAACGGGAACGCTTGTGTGTAAACGCCTTCATAGCCGTCGTCAAATATGATGCCGATCTGCGCAACGTTCGGCCGGTTGACTTGTGTCACGTCGACATTGTTGACGGTTGTCGGGATCGGCGAGTCGACGAGCGTCGGGTTACCGTCGTTGTCGAACACGATCGCTTTACCTGCGCGTTGCTCGGCCGTGCCGAGATCGAGCGCCGGTGAATCGTCCGACGCTGATACAATCAGCGCCCGCTCGAGCAACTCCTCCAGCTGCTGAATCGAGATCACACTCGCGTCGAGCCGGTCCTCGATCGTCTTTGGGAAGAACCCGCCGCCGTTCGTCAATTCGGTGCCTTGCTCGGTCTCCTGGGCAGACACGATCGTCAGCTTCTGGCCGGTCGCGATGGGCGTGCCCGAGATGGGGCACGTCACGCTGCCACCAGGGGCGGCCTCCTGGTCACCGTTGAGCGTGACGCTGTAGTCATTGTCGAGCGTTAGCTCGGTGTCGACGCCCGCGGCGTTCGTCAGGATGACCTTCAAATCTTCCTCGGCGAACACCTTGAACGTGAACGGGAACGATGTGGTCGAGTCGTTCCCGAGGAACGGCCCGGCCTTGCGGAATGTGCTTTGGACAGTCATAACCCACCTATGTTAGCAGATGCTAATCCCGATGCCCAGCGGCGAGCGCCGCGGGGTTCTCCGTGTCGCCCTCCGAGAGCGCCACGACGCCCTCGACCGTCCGCTGGACCTGCCCAGCGGGGTAGTGGAACAGGATGCCGGCGGTAGCGTTCAGGGCTCTCAGGGCGGCCGCGTCGACCTCCCTCTGCTCGGCCTGCTCGATCAGCCGGGCGATCTCGTCGAGCCCCCTGAGCCCGGCGGGGCCGCGGTAGGGGAACCCCTCGACCATCCCGCCGAAGTCGCGCGCCCCAATGACGGTCCCCATCAGATAGCTGACCTGCGCCTTGGCCATCTTCGCGAGCATCTCGTCATCGTCGTCGCCCCGGCCGAACGCTTCCTTCACGAGCATGCTCAGCACGGCCGGGATGCTGAACAGGAGCAGGTAGTCGACGGCCAGGCGGCCGACGTCGGCCGGCTTCTTTTCAGTCTTGAGGATCGACTCGGCCGCCAGGTTGTACGTCGTGTTGAAGAACGAGTAGAAGTTCGTCCAGAGTTTCATCATGGGTCCGCCCCGTTGGATGCGCGCGAGGTCTTTGATCTGGCCGCCACCCTGCGAATCGAGGACAGCCTGATCGGCGAGTGCGATCGCGCGTGCCTCGTCGGTCTCATGGGCCATCGCCTTCTCGTAGGCGCCCAGCCATGTCGGCATGTCGGCCGCCACCTGCGCCTGCTGGATAAGCCAGAAGAACGACGCCTGCACGCGATCTAACTTGCGCATGCCGCGCACCTCGTTCTGCACCTCGTTGATCTCGCGTTGCATCGTCTTCGCCCGTAGCCGCATGAAGCTCGACTTCTGCCGGACCCACGCAACGGAGTTCTCCATCCCGCGGGCGCTCCCGAGCCACCGGCCGAGCCCCCTGGCGACCCACTCAGGGCCAACGCGCACGATCGACTGTGTGAGCCCGAGCGGCTGCAGCGCGGCCGTCGACATGTTCCACCCGAGGCCGGCGATGGTGGCGCCCGTGCGGATGTGGTTCAGGCCGGCCTCAAACGAGTCTTGCGCGGGGATGTCTCCGCGGGCCACGTCCTTGAGCGCCTCGCTCATCTGCTTCAGGTACAGGCGTCCGTGGTGCTCGCGGATGACGCCGTCGAGCGAGCTTAACAGCCTGGTCGCGTCGATCAGATACTCGTGGAAGCTGAGATCGTGGATCACCTGGTTGACGTGCTCGAACAGCACGCCGAAGTCTTTGCGCATGGGGCGCTTGACCGACTCGACGCGCGCCTTCGTGTGGCCGCGCCGGGTGGTCGCACGCGTATAGAGTCCTTGCATGGACTGCCGCAAGCTCTCGGCCAGCGTGTCGGCCTCCGCGCGGCTCGAGCGGCGCGTGTCGTACTTGATTGGGTAGTAGCCGCCGCGGTACTCGCCGAACTTCGTCTGCACGGGGGTCGCCTCGACCTTCTCGGGTGTCAGCCCGGTGACGCGCTTTTCCTTTGCGCTGATCTCTGGCCAGAAGCTATCGACGTGATCCCAGACGCTCTGCACGAAATCCCAGTCGTCTTTCGTGAGCGTATCGAGGATCGCGCCAACCTGCGGCTGGCTCCAGCGGTCGCCCTCCATGACGCGCAGCCGGTTTGTCTCGTTCCCCTGGTTGAGGGCAATCACCAGCCGCCCCTCGCGCGACAGCGAGCGGCCGATCTCTGGGATGTATAGCTTTCGTCTTAGCTTGCTACCTTTCACAATCGGGCGGAACAAGGCGGTCAATTGCTTGGTGGCTTGCTCACGGGCGACGGCCTCACGGTCGCCCGCCGCATTCAACGGTCGGATGAACAGCTCCCATAGGGCGCCGCCATCCTTGAAGCCGTCCATCTGGCGCACGATGCTCGCGAACTTGCGGTGCATCGCGAAGAACTCTTTGACGCCCTCTTTCAGCCGTGCACCGAACGCATTGTGCTCCAGCTCGTCGGGGATCGTCTTGCGGGCGTTCTCACGGACGGAAGTCTCGGCCGTCTCGACCGCCTCGGCGAACTCGCGGTCCTTGACGGCCGTCAGCAATTTCTTCTTGAGCCGACCGAGGTGCTCGATGTTCTTGACCGTGTCGATGAGCCCGCGGAACTCTTCGACGGTCAGCTCTTTGTACGGCTGCCGGCGCGCTTCCGCGAGGAGCGTCTCGTCGATCGACGGCTCGAAGCCCAGCTCGCGTTGCGACTCGACCCACTCGAGCAAGCTCTTTCGTTTGGCGGCCGCGCGGGCGGTCGTGCCCTTGCGCAAGTCGAACCGCTCGAGCAGCGAGTCGATCTGCTCCAGGTATTCGCCGTCGAGGTTCTTGCGGGTGCCCTCGTTCTCGAACTTCTTCAAGAAGCGGAGCCCGCGCTCGATCTCGTTGAGCGCGTCGAACGCAGCGCGGGCCGCCAGTGTGTTGATGAGCTGGTTGCGCTTCTCAGTGGCAGCCTCAAGCAAGTTACCGGCGACCAGCTCGCGGTCGGCCGCCTTGGCGGCGCGCGTCTCGGCGGCCGTGAACTGGGCCGGCCGCACGTCGCGGATGCGCCGCCGGGCGATCGTGATGGCCGCGAAATCCTTGGCGGCCTTCAGCATCACGTTGAAGGTGCCGCCGGCCGGCGTGCGCCCGCGCGCGTTCAGCATGCGGTTGAGCGCGCGGATCTCGGTCGCCACGAAGCGGGCGCGCGCCTCGTTGTGGACGGCCTCGTCGGCGGCCCGCTCGAGGGCCGCGAAGTCAGTCAGGTCGCCGTACCGCTCGAGCATCTTGCGGTCGGTGACCGCCTCGACGACGGACTCCCGCGGCTCGACCGCGAGGAGCGCGCGCACCAGGTGATCGCCAGACGTGAAGCCGAACAGCTGGGCGATCGTATCAGGGTGCTGGGTGCCTGTGCCCGACGCGAGCTGCGGCCGCAAGGCCGACCAGTCGAGCGCGCCAAGTTCGCCCTCGGGGTACATCTCGTTGAGCGCGTCGACCGACAACTTGTGGCCGGCGGTCGCCTTGATGATCTCGCCGTCCTGCTCCATCTCGCCGCGGGCCAGCCAGCGGATCACGCGGTAGATCGGCTCGGCGGCGACCTCCTCGGCGGCCTCCGCGCGGAGCGACTCGCGCTTCGACAGCGCGTCCTTCTGGAGCGCGCCGAGCACCCTGCTCTTGGCGTTCGACAGCCAGCGCATGTCGCGCAAGCTGCGACGCTGCAGCGTGTCGGTCGCGTCGGTCGTCGCGGCGGCCGTCGCTTCTTGGTACGTCTGCCACTCGTCTTCGGTCATGCCGGCCTGCTCGGCCGACTCGAACAACGGGGCGAACGCGCGGGCCGCCTCGGTGGCCGCGATAGCCTGGTCGGACGCGACCAACCGGCCGAACACGCCGCGCACCTCGTCGGTCAGCTCGACGTTTAAATGCGTTAGCGTCTTGTAGACGTTAATGAGCCACGCGCGGAATCGGCTGAAAATGGGTGACAATTCGGAGGTCGGCGCGTTGCCCTCGAAAAGATACGCCTCGAAGCCGCGGGCGAACTGCTCGTGGTGCGGACGGCGCTGCTCGAGCGTCATGCTCTGCCACGTTTGTGGTGAGTCGACACCGAACCACGCGAGGATCTTGCTGAAGTCGTCGGCGATCGCGGGCGGCGCGTCCGGCTGCGCCACGATGTCGGCGTACACCTCGAGGAAGAAGTGGCCAGACTCGTGGAGGAACGTCGACAGGTCGGCGTTGCGGAGGAGAGCGATCGTGGCGCCGCCTTCGCCGTCGAGCTGGATCTGGCCGCGGGGCGCCGACGTTTGCCCCTGCGCCAGCTCGGTGAGGCCGGTCGCCGCAGCATCACCGATAAGGTCTTGGTTAGCGCCCGCTAATCCTTCGGGCGAAGGTTCGCGCTGCTGCTCGAACGTGGCGGCCTCCGCTTGTGGCTCGCTGCCTTCGAGTAGACCATCGGCCATGACCCACTCAGGGAGGAGGGCAGCCTTCTGCTCGGCGTACACCGTCTCTTGCTGATTCGCACGGTTCTGCTCGCCGAACGGCCCGAAGTTCACCCAGCTGTTTTGCCCGCGCGTCTCGGTCGTCATCGCGCGCGCAGCAAGCGGCGAGTACATGCGCACGTGTGAATGCCACGCGTTCTCCTCGCCGTTCGGCCCAAAACCGTTGCCTTCCTTCGCGTGCCCAAAGATGTCGTGCACAATGCGGAACACGTCGTTCGCGACGAGCTGATGATCGCCGATGCGTTCGTCGGTGGGGCGCAGCAGCGGGTGGCCGGCGCCCTCGGTCTCTGTGCCGAAACCTTGCTCGGTCGGGAACGTCCACAGGTGCCCACGGCGAATATCTTCGAACACCTGCCGCGGGCCTTCGGGATACGGATTCTGCCCCGGTGGGATGAACTCGATCGTCAGCCCGAGTTCCTTGACCACCTGATACTGCGCGAGCGTTTCGTCGATCAGCGCGTCGTACGCGACCTGCACCTCGAAATCGTCGGGGTTGTGTTGCGCTTCCTCGTACGCCTGCGCGATGCGGGCGCCCCGCTCGGGGCTCGCGCGCACGTACCGTGTGTGTGACGGAAGATCGGGGTTGTTGACGAGAACTTCGTCGAGGTACCGTTGGGCGGCCTCCTGGATGGCCGCGAGCGGGCCGAGCGATGACTCAGGAAGTCCGCCTAGTGGGGAGCCCGGCTGGTGCTCGGGCGTTCGCCGAGCCGCTTCCGGCTGATCGTCTCTTCGCTCGCGGGTTGCGCGTTCTGATTCGACTCGCTGCCGTCGGAGCGCGTCGAGCCGTCGGGCCGAGCGAAGGAGACCAGGCGAGACTGTCGCCGCTCCTGCACCTCGACGAGCAGGTCTTCCGCCGAATTCCAGTTCGATTGCTTCGATCGCTTCGCCATAACCTGCACCTTCGAGAATTCCCCTAATTGTAGCATCTTGCGCGAACATCGTTGAGAAGTCGGGCGCGCGCGCGACGTGCTCATCGGTGATGGCGCCCTCCCGCACGAGCTGCTCCACGGAGCGCGTTTCGCCGGCAGCGTCGGCCAACTCTACGGCTGTCTTCGCCCAGCTCCAGACCGTCTCCTGGACCTCCGAGGGGGTCCACGTTTCGCCGGTCTCTTTCGTGAGTCGGGCGGCCACCCGTCGGATCTTCGCGTTCATCGCGGCGTAGCCGGGGCGCTTGCCGGGGCCGCGCGTCTTCGTCAGCTGACCGGCGAACAACGTCTGATCGATCAGCGCAAAATTTGCCATCCAAGTGTCGTTCGTGACTTCGTTCACGTCGCCCGACAGGTTGCGCATGAACGAGTTGACCTTCGGCCCGCTCAACGTGATCTCGCTGGGCAGCTCGGCCGACAGCGCGCGCACCGTGTTGTTCTTCCACGCGCCGAGCGCTTGACCGGGGCGGCCGTCGTACACTGACTGGTCGAGAATATCGAGGATCGTGTCGGCGTCCGCCGGACGGCCGGCGCGGTCCCAGTTGGTCCACGCACGCACCGCGTGCGCCAGGTTCGTGTCGACCGGCACCTGGGGTGACAGGGCGGCCATCAGCGCGGCGAACCGCGGAGCGTCGGCATCTCCGAAAACTTGCCGGAGTGTCCGAACGGCAGCCGCGTACCACCCGCGCTTCGCCTCGCCCGCGAGGGCGGCCGCCATGAAGTCGGCGTCCTTCGGCAAGTCTTTGAACACCTGCACCAACTTAGCGGCGGTGTCTCGCCGCATGGCCGCCCGCTCGTCTTCCGCAAGGTGCGGCTTGATCGCGCCGAAACCTTGCGGCTCCTGCTCAGGTGCCAGCTGGAAGAGCACGCCCGCGGCGCGCTCGACGAGCTGTTCCGCTTCAGACTCGTCGACACCCTCGACGGGGATCTGCGTGAAGATGCGCGCTTGTCCTCGTAGGTTGCCCTCAGCCTCGGGCGTCGTGTAGCCGACGAAGCCCGCGTCGCGCACGCGCCGCTCGAACTCGCTGAAGTCGACCTGCGTGTTCGTCGGTATGCGGTTGCCCTGCTCGTCGAGGCGGAAGCTCGTCGCGACGCGCGATTCGTCGAGCAGGCCGGCAGGGTCCGCGCTCGCGTCGTACAGCTGGTCGGTCGGCACGTCGACCACGAACTCGTTCGGGCCGACGCCGCTCTCGCGCACGAAGCCCTCGTCGGGGTACAGCGCGATCGACTGCACCGGATCGCGGGCCCGCTCGGCGCCCGGCATGCCAGTGCCCATGAAGGTGGGGTCCAGCACGTCGGTGACAACGTTCCCGAAGTGGCGAAAGCGGGTGGTGCCCGGCGCGGGCGCGGGAACGTTAGCATCCGCTAATCTGGCGGACGCAGCGGGGCGCGGCGGTTCAATGCGCGTGACGACGGCTTCACCTAGCGGGGCGGACACACCAAGCGCGGCAAGGTCTTCGCCTTGACGCTCAAAGGCATCGGCTTGCTCTAAAATGCGCTGTACCTCGACAGGGTCAGCGTACTCGATCGTCCACCCTTTGCGGCGCAACCCTTCGTACGCGCGCAACTGCTTCGCGGACACGGCGCGATCCGAAACTAGGCGCTTACCCTGCGTCTGCGCCACTTCGTATGCTTGCTGAATAAGTTGTTGCCCGATACCCTCACCGCGTTGCCCGCGGTGAACTTCGCTAAGCTTAATTTGCAGCGTGTCACCAACAACATCGGCCTCCATCCGCGCGACTTCGCCGCCACGAATCACGAACTGCTCGCCGTCGGCGCTCTCGTCAACCTCGAACTGTTCCGGTGCCAACTGCTCCAGCCCCTCGGCGAGCGGCTCCGCGGTGACACGCAACGGGTAGCGCTTGTACATCTCCTCGGGCGTAACGCCGAGCTTCTGGGCCGTCACGATGTAGAAGTCGCGCATGAACGCGGCGTACGCGTTGTTCACGTCACCCGTGAAGCGGTTCGCGGCGGTCAGCTGCTCGCGCAGTATCGTCTCGACGCTCGTGGCGCTCTCTTGAAATGCGTCGTTCTCCTCCTGGGCGGCCATCACCTTCTCAGCTTCCGCGCGGAACTGATCGGCGGCCCCCTGCTGGAACTCTTGCGCCTCGGCCGCGCTCATCGCCTCGGGCGACGCCCGAAGGTGAGGCAGTAGAGCTTGCGCGTAATCTTCACCAGCAATACGAGCAGCAAACTCACCAACAGGAATCCTAAGATCACCACCGGTATTGCTAGCCTCAGCGTACTGCGCAGCAACAGACTTGGAGACCTCCATAGGATCGATTCCAGCTTGCTCAAGCACGTCGCCGAACGCTCTGGCATCGACGTAGACATCGCTCATCTCCTCTTCTTGCTCTGCAGCTTGTTGTACGAATTGTTCGAAGGTGTCGGGCGCCCGCCCGCGCAACTTCGACGCGGCGGCCGCCTGCGCCAGTTGGGCGAGCCGCTCGGCGTTAGCGTTTGCTAATTCTGCGCGCGCGTCTTGGCCCGAGAAGTAGCGGGCGGTCGCGTCGACCGCCTGCACGGTGGTCGTCTGCGCGCCGACGGCCACCAGCGTGGAAATGAGCGTCTGCGCGGCCGCGCTCGGCCGCTCGCTGAGGTAATCGGCGAACGGCCGCTCGGGATTCAGGGTGGCCCACTGATTAAGATCCTGTAGAATCGTGGCGGCCTGCTCCTGCGGGATCTCGGTGGCGACCTGCCCCAGCAGGGTGCGCATAAAGCCAGTTTGTTTCTCGAGGTCACCCAGTAACCGACCGACCGGGATCGTCTCGGTGGCATACTCGACGGCCGCCTGGCTCAACGCGAACGTGGCCGCCTGGGCGACCGGCACGTCTTCGTCGCGCGCCGTACCATACTCTTGACCAAACACGAGCCCTGACATGCCAGTCAACGTAAGCTGTGGGTTGCGCGTGAGCGCACCGCCGATCAGCAGCGGGATGTTCTGACCGAACGACTCGAAGCCGCCGTACACGCTCCGCTCGATGAACCCGGCGTCGCTCATGTCGCCGCGAATTTGCTCGGCCTGCTTCGCAGCGGCATGCCGCAAGTCGCGGTACAGCTCGGCGGCTCGCCCGGCCGGGTTGCGCACCTTGACTGGAGAGATTAGCTGGAGCGCGCGCGTGAGCGGCTCAAACAGTAGGGCGCTTGTCTCGCTGGCCGCCTCACCAACACCATATACCCCTTCGGCAATCCTGGGGCCTAGCGCCGACGCGACCGACCGGCCGGCGCGCGCGCCGACACCGGTGGCACCACCCATGCTCGGCCGGCGGAACAGCATCTCGATCGCCTGCGCGTTATCGAGGTCGTCGTGGGCCAGCTTCGCGAACTCGGGGCGTGCCATGTGATCGCGGAGCGCGGGCAGCTCGCTGAGCATCTTGTCGTAGCGCGACAACGACGCCTGTCGCTGGACCGTGTCGAGGTTGCGCTCGACGACCGGCGCCGGGATGTTCGTCTCGGTCGATAACTTGCGGGCCTTCGCGAATTGGTCAGGGTTTGACTGGAGCGCCTCGAAGATGCTCGAGCGCAGCATCGTGTTCCGCTGGCGCGCCAAGTCTTGCGCTGCCAGGTCGTACCTGTTCGGCTCGGGCGTCTCCGCGGAAAGCTGCGCCAGAACGTCGTCGTACTTGCTCACTGCAAGTTCCCGAGTCGGTATAGCTCCACGATCGCAGCGTCGGTCGCCGGTTGTCCGATTTTCTCGAGGGCCGCCTCGATCTGCTGTCGGTCGGCCGCGGGCACCTCGGAGACGTCGAACTCGAACCGCGCGACATCGTCTGGGGCAACCTCGAACAGCCGGCGGTCTGAATCGATGAGCCCGAAGAATCCGCCACCGATGACCTCGCCCTGGATGAGCATGCGGTCGATGACTTTCTGCCGATCGTCGAACGTAAGCTCGCGCCCAAGGACAGTCTGCTCACGATCGAGCGCCTGCTGCGCGCGCGACTCGAACTGCCCGCGTTCCTCAGGTTCCAGTTCGAGCATGCGGGCGGCCGCCCCGAGCTGCTGCGATAGCGTCGCGACATCCTTGTGCTGCTCGGGTGTCTGCAACTTCTCCTGCAGGTTGAGTAACTCGCGCCGCTGCGTCGGATGCAAGTCGGGGTAGCTCTGACGAATGTCACGCGCGACGAACGCTTCGGGCTGCGCGAACGCCTCCTGCCGCAAGTCGGTGTAAACTTCCCAGTCGGTCTGCAGCGCGTCGGCCCGCTCGGCCTGCCTCAGCGCGTGCAGCGTGCGGCCGTCGAGCTGCTCCAGTAGAGGAGTAGGTATGCTGTCGACACTGTTTGTCCGCCCAAAGATGTCCCACGCGGCGTTAGCCACGGTGCGCGCACCTTGCTCATCGGTGGCGCGCTGTTCGCGGAACCGCTTCTCGACGCGCGCCACGACCTCGTCGCGCTCCTCGCCTTCGAATTGCTCGCGGGCGCGCTTGAGCGTCTCGGCTTCCGTTTCGCCACGGGTGAGCAGGGCGTCCGTCTCTCGCTGCGCCTTCGCGCGCAGGCCACCGACGCGCACGAGCTTCTCAAGCTCATCTTGATCGGCGCCCGCGATCTCCGACTTGTTCGCCGCGAAATACTCACGGGCGCGCTCGGGGTCTGCGTCGACCATTGGTTGCAACACTTGCTTGTGCAGGTTCGTGAGGTGCAGCGACTCCTCAGCCTCACGGCGCTCGGGAGTCCAACCGTTGAACTCGGCCTGTACCTGAATACGCTTCAGCACGTCGCTTTTAGCGCCCGCGATTGCGTCAGGGTTATCGTGCGAGGCGGCCGCCACGTTGATCGAATTGACGATCGACGAGCGGGCCGACTCCTCGAGCGACACGCGCCGCTCTTGCGCTTCGTACTTCGCAGCGCTCTCCATACTCTGCTGCCGCAGGGTTGACACCTGCGGCTCGAACAGCGCGCGTTGTGCGTCGTTCTCTAGCCCTTCTGTGTGGCGCTTGCCGTTCTCCTCCCACCACTGTCGAACGTCACCCGTTACGCCCCACGCGTTCTGCCCGCGGCGCTCGCGCAAGCTCGTCTCAAACGCGAGGTACTCTTCTTTGAGGGCCGCCTCTGCGCGGAACAACCTGTCGGCATTCTGGCGCTCCTGCTCGCGCGCGGCGATCGCACCGAGGTCGGCGCCGGCCCGCTGGAGTGACGCGCCAAATTGTGGCAAGTCCGACTGCGCCGCGGCGACACGCACGTTAGGCAGCGCCGTCAAACGCTCTTGCGGACCCGTGTAGACCGGCACCCTAGGCACTTACGTCTTCCTGTTCTGTTTGTACTGGTACCAGCGATCGGCGACGGTCCCCGCGCTCGACAGCAAGCTGGAGCCGGCCGCCAACCACGGGTTGCTCGCGTCGGCCTCAGCGCGGTAGCCGGCCGCCTGCACCCGACGGCCGAACGCTTCGCGCTGGCCGCCCTGGCGGATCGTCTGGGCGTCCCCTTCGCCGAGGATCTCGGTCGCCTCGAGGATCGCCAGGGGTGAGCCTTCGGTAAGCACGACACCGCGGGCCGCCAATGCGGCCTGCTGACGCCCGCGCAGCTGTGACACGCCGCGCCGGTGGCGCTGCTCCTCGTCGCCAGCGCGGTCGAGCGCATCGCGCGCCTGCAGCTCGGCGTAGGCCGCGTTCGTCTGGGCGGCCTGCCGCTTGGCGCGCGTATTCGCGAAGGTGCCGGCGGCGTTGACGAAGGCGCCCGTCGACTGGGCCGTGAGGCCGAAGAGCGCTTGATTTTGTGGGTTGGACATGACTTTAGCTCTTGCTAACCTCTCGGACCATTATATATCCGGCTGCCCGGTAGCCCAAACGCTCGTAGAGGCGGCGCGTGCGCTCAGGGTTGACCTCCGAGCTTATGCCTAGGCCAAACTCGCTCACGTCGGCATCCTCAAGGGCACGCTCCCACTCGCGCAACAATCGCACGGCCGCGCTTGAGCCGCGGTGTGATTGTTTCACGTAGAGGATCAGGTCACACGCATACCGCTCATTCGAGAAGAAGTGTTCAACGACCATGCCGGCAAACACGCCGATAGCTTTTGACCTATATTCCGCGATTAAAATTATAGCGTATGGGTTATCAAGCAGCGCGCGAGCGGTGTCTTCGACCTTCGACGGGGCATACTCGAGGCGCGCGTAACGCGGGCTCTCGGCGTGCGCCTCACGGCCCAACTCGACGAGCGCGCCGACATCCTCGTGTGTTGCGAACCTAACCTCCACCTCAGCCTCCTAACGCAACTTCAAGCGACATCGAAAGCACGCTCAACGGAAGAGGGTCGGACTGCTGCACACAAACCTGCCCATCTGAGTTCCACTGCGGGTCAATGACGATCGACGCAACACCCGTGAACAGATTCGGCGGCGACCCGAACGGCTCGGTCGTCCGCTGTTTAAACTGCCTCAGCTTGTCGAACGACGGGCCGGCGAAGATGCTAGAGGAATTGTTCACGCGCAGGTGCACGTCATTCACATTCTTGAACACACCGTCGCCAGTGTCAGCCTCGTTTCGCGCGGGCAGCGTCTGCAGCTGCGCCACGAACGGTAGCCCCACGTGCACCTTGCTGGCGGCGTTCTCGAGTGTCACGCCGCCCGACGTGACGACCTGCTGCGGCAGCACGGCGCCGTCCGCCAATATGCTGACCGTCTCGCCCTCGAGGTGGTCGAGCCCGCTGATGATCGTCGCGGGCGGCCCGTCATAGCTCAGCCCGCTGTCGACGTAGAACAAGTCTTCAAGAAGGCTCGACTGCGCAAGCTGCAAGCGTTCGATGTACCGCACGTCGGCCCCGTCGACGTTACGCTTGACAACCACGTAGGTGCCGTCCTGGGTACCCTCCGGCACGACCGCCACCGACTCGAACTGGCCGTCGGTGGCGTGCTGGTGCCAGGCCATCACCTCGTGTTCTGGCACGTAGGTCATGCCGAGCAGCACACCGTCGGAGCGCACGGCCCAGATAATCTTGTAGGGTGTCGTCGTGTAGTCCAAGTCAGTCAACTGGCGCCCGTCGAACAGGTGAGGCGCGAACAGCGAGGCATCGTTCACGCGGTAGCCATTCTGCTCCCACGTGTAGATCAGCTCGGCCAGGTGCCCCGTGCGCGCCTCGCCGAACAGCACCGAGTTGCCGGCCACGACCGGCTGCGCGTCGGACGCGCCCACGTAGGCCGACGGCCGCGCCGAGATCGTGCTGGGCGTCAGCGCGTCGGAGTCCTGCGCCCAAATACGCCACACGACGCTCCCGGTGAACAGCAGCAGGTCGTCAAGCGCAACGATGTGCTTGATGTTGTTCGCCTGGCGCGACGCGACGCGAAACTCTATAGCATCGCTATCTAGTGGCGCCAGTCGGGCGCGCGACATGTTGCTGTCAGAACCTGACCGCGTCAGCCACATATTCTGAGGTTGGTTGTTGGTCCCACCGAACGCGCGCCGCTGTTCGAAGTAGGCGCACGCGGCCGGCCAGTCGCCGGCTCCGTCGAAGCCCTCAAACAACTGAGGCGGCGTGACACTCGTGTCGGGCGTCACGTTCTGGTCGAGGATCGACGGGCTGCCTCCGTCGGCGGAGCCTATGAAACCGAAAACTCCAAAACTTTGGTTCTTATAAAAGTTGTGGTAGTCGGCGCCGGCCGTGGCAGTGCAAGAAATTATGTTGCGGTGCCCGGCGACCCACAGGTCGTTCGCGACCGCGTCGCCGGTTCCGGGGAGTGACTCCTGCCCGTCGATGACGGCCGTAGCCGTGTAAGAGTACGTAACTGGGTTGGCCCCGGCGGCCGGCCCCTGGACGGCCGCGTTGATGCTCGTAGGTGCAGCGACCGGCGTGTCAAAGTCAATGACGTTCAAGTCCCAGTCGTTGGGCGCGTTGATGAGCAGCTCGCGCGGCGCATAGCTGGGATGTGTGATCGTCAGCACTCCGGTGGCCTGCGCGTACCGCAAAGAGAATAGGTGTCCGCTCAGGTAGGGCGTCGCGACCTCGTAGACCGGGGCGGTCGCCAACTGGAAATCCCCCAGACCAGGATTGACAAACGGCAAAAACTTACCCCACAAGTCGAGGGGCTCGCCGGTCAATCTCTCTAGCGTAAACGTGTCCGTCGTCACGTCGCGGCAAATGTGAGTCACACCGTTGAAATTGGAGATTGGCACCTCGCTCTCGGTGAACCCGGAAGGCACAACCTGCGTGCCGTCCGTATACCCGTGGGCGGTCACCTCGAACGTCGTGATGCCCACGCTCGTTGGGAACGAGCTAACGCACGCTTGCAGCGTGGTGTCTTCCAGCACGGTGCCACCCAGCGAGTGGAAGCGGATGTACTCCTCGCCGAATTCCAAGATGTACGACACGTCGTCGCTCACTACAAACGGGATCAAGCGGACACGGTGCGTGCTGTCGCCGGCCTCGCGGATGAACTGCGTGCCACGGCGACTGACGGCCGGCCCGTGCGGCAGCGTGATCATGTTGCGGCAAAGCGCAAGGCCCGTCTGGAACTTCAGCAGGTCGGGCCGCCCGAACAGCTCGGGCGTGACCTCGCCGCCGGCAAACGAGCGATGCAGGACGCGCGTGTCGCTCATCGGTCAGAGATCCACTTCGGCTTGTAGTTGCGGTACGTGGCGTCCAGCTTGCGGCCGGCCGCGTCGAGCATCTTCGCGTTGGGGAACTCGATCTCGGCGAACCGCTTCATGATCCGCTCGGCCACCTGGGCGCCGACTCGCCCGCGCAAGATCGGGCCCGCCAAGTACGACGCGAGCAGCCACGAGAACGCGAGTACGAACGAGGGGGAGAACTTAGTCGAGTCGGTCACGCGCACCAGGTAGCGCAGCTCTGCGTCTTTCGTGTTTGTGTAGATAACCAGCTCGCCTGTGTCGAGCGACTCGACGACGAAATCTTCTGTCTTCGTGTCGTCGGTCGCACCGGGCGGCAACACCGACAGCGGCCGCATCATGTTGGCCGGCGGCGCGTACGCGAACATCCAGGAGGTCGTCTCGTTCGTGATCTCAGCGAGCACCTTGCGCCGAGTATTGAAGCTCCACGCGTGCGCCTCGAGGAGCGCATCGCGCGCGATCGGGTAGAACTTGGCGGACTGTTCCGCCTGGACGGTCGACTCGGGCGGGCTGATGCTCGTAACGTTCGCCTCGTCACCGAGATGACCGAGGGCCAGGTTGCTGATGTCAGCGGGACTTGCCACGGTTCCTATCTCCTAAAAACGAGGCCGGCAACGCGGCCGGCCTCAAACTCACAGCACAGAGGGAGGATGCCGCGTTGAAAACGTTAGACGAGGTCGCCCCCACCGTTATCAGGTTGAGGCTCGCCGCCGCCGGTGACGCGACGCTTGCCGCCTTCGGGCACATAGTCGCCGTCGACCTTCTCGAACTTCGGCGCTTCGGCCCGCTTGACCGGCTTGCCCTTCACTGTTTCAGGCGCAACAGGCTTCGCGAACGTCGCGTAGTCGGCGCGGAGCTTGCCGTCTTTGCCGGCCGGCGCGTCGAACACTTCGCCGACGCGCCGCCGAGGGACGCCGCCCTTTCTGAAAGCCTTGACTCGGATCGTCTCCATAGGTCGACTCCGATTACGCCTGCGAGGGAGAAGGGTACGGACGGTAGGCCGCCACATCGAGCGTCAGGAACGCGTTGATGGAGCCGGCCGTCAGCGCCTCGCCCGCCACGGTAGCGAGAATGCCGAGGTAGCGTTGGTAGTCGGCATGCTGCGGCAGCGCAACTACCGCGAGCACGTCGCCGGCCGAGATACCGTCGGCAGGATCGATGACGCCTGTGGAGAAGTGCGTCGTGATCGTGCCGTCGAGTGTGGCCGCGTCGTCCGACACCAAGTCGAACTGGACCGTCGCCGTCGCGCCCGACGTGTCGTCAAACGTGACGCTCGCCTGGATTACCAGATAGGCAGGCCCGTCGACACCAACGTTTTGCGTGAGGGGCACCGCAAGACCACCAGGGCCACCGAGGCCGCGAAGGTCGATCACGTCGCCGACCACACGTGCGCCGGTGCTGCCGCCAACGGCGGTGTTGTCGGCGAACTCATTTCTTTCGTCAAGGATCATTTGCGTTTCCTCGTAAAGTTGTGAAGGCAGCAGCCTTAGCTGACCTGCGTCTCCGTGTTGACCAGGGCGTCGGTGCGCCGCACCGGCATGTCGTCGAACACCATGACGCGGCGACCTTCGACGGTTTCCCATGTCAGGTTGTTGGCGATCTTGTTCAAGATGCCGAGCCGCAGAGCTTCACGAACCTTGCGGTTGACGTACCACACGGGGCGGCCAAGGCCAAAGCTGCGGATGCGCTCCGCAGCTTGCACCATGCTGTTGATGAGCGCCTGCGCGTTCGCGAAGTTGGTAGCAGGATCGAAGATGCCACTCGTGCTCGTGTCGATGTTCGCGACACGCGAGATGTAGCGCCAGTCGCGGACCGTCAGGCCGGCCTGCCACTTGTAGTGGCTGCGGTACATCTGAGCGCGGCCGCCGTTGCTGTCGACGTTCTCGACGGTCACCTCACCGAGATCCTTCATCTGCAGGCCGGCGTTGAAACCTTTGCCGTAGATGCCGTGGGCCGTCTGCGGGCCCCACACGATGCACCAGATGCTCGTGAGGTCTGAGCTGTCGCCGTGATCGATGATCTGGTCGGCGTTCTCGGCCGACAGACTGTTGAACCGAGGGGCGAGCCCGGTGAACTCTTCAGGGGCTGTGATCTCCGAGCCGTAGAAGAGCGTCTCGGCCATCTCCTGATTCATGCCCTCGATGTGGGGCGTATCCTCAGAGACGCGGAACGCTTCGGTGTTACCGTTGAGGTCGGCCAGGTCTTTGTCGACCTCCGCGTACGCCTCGAGGTTACCGATCGTGTCGGTGACCTGCACGGTCGTGCTCTTGGACGGCTGCACGCCGCCGTAGAGCTTACGCCAGGTCGGCTCGGGAAGTCCCGTGCGGACGGTCGTCTTGTGGCCCGTCGGCAGGTTGCCGGGCGTCCAGCCCATGTCGAGCAGAATCTCGTTCTGCTCTTGGAGCAGCTCAACGATCTGCGCGATCGTGCCATCAGGATCGGTACGCTTCGCGACATCGAGCAGCGTCGGGTTGTTGGTCGACAGAATAGCCATGTTTCAATACTCCGTTTAGCTGTTGCTAAATCTCGCGTCAAACGACGTGATCCGAATTGGTGTAAAACCGCTTCGGCGCCGGGGGAGTGCCCCCGCCGCCGACGAACTTGTCTTCGCTGATCGCCTTGCCCAAGCGAACCAGCAGACGAACGGCCGGCGGGAAGTTTCCCATCGGGCCCTCGAGCGCCTTACGTAGCTCGTCATCCCCGAAAGCCTCGACGACTTTCTTCGCGAGGCCGAGATTCTCGGCGAGCTTCTCGCCGCCGAAATCCTTGTCGGCCTTCATCGCGTCCTGCCACTCCTGGTTGACGCGCTCCGCGTCGGCCGTGGCGGCCTCCTCGGCTGACTTGCGGACCGCCAGGTCACGGTCGACGATCTTCTGGGCCTGCGCCTGCGTGAGGCCCGCTTCCTTGGCGAAGTCAGTGACGGCCTTCAGGTCGTCGCTCTCCAGCTTGACGCCCTCGGGCAGCGTGAATTCTTCGTACTGCTCGGGCGCGCCACCTTTGTCGCCGCCCTTGTCACCACCGAGCATCGACTGGCCCTGCTGGCCCTGCTGGCCCTGCTGGCCCTGCTGGCCCTGCTGGCCCTGATCGCCTTGGCCTTGCTGACCCTGCTGACCTTGCTGACCTTGATCGCCTTGGCCTTGCTGACCCTGCTGTCCGTCGTCGCTCACTGGTTCTCCTGAAGCATTTTCGTGTACTGTTCGGGGCAGGCCGCGTGAATCTCGTTTAGCTGTCTGAGCCCGACGTTGCGCTGCCCCTCGTTGAAGGCCGTCCCGCTCTCGTCACCCGTGTAACTCAAGCGGAACACCCCGGCTTGGCTGAGCAGTTCCCACATGAAGCGTCGGCCCCACTGGGTGCCCATCAAGCGCTCGAGGTCAGCGCGGTCTTGCTCTCGTTTCAGCTCACGCTGCTTTGCATCGCGTGCCGCTTCCTGTTCCTGGTCGTAGAATTCCATTCGCAAAATACGATACAGCCAATTTCTCAAACTACTGTTACTCACCGGGCTGTCTTCGCGAACTGCCACAGTAGCCCTCCAAACAGGTCGACGAACGCCTCATCTTCATCGAGATCATTGCGGCCCATCGCACGCAAAATCGCGTGCACCAGCTCGTGGTAGAACGTGTGCCCGACCATGTCGGCGTTGCCGGTTGCTACATACACCGTGATAACGTCGGTGTCCGAGTCCCACATGCCAGCGTCTTCCGAGTCTGGCTGCGGATCGAACACCACATTTACGTCGTGCCCGAGTAGCGAAAATGTTCGTGGGATCATTGGAGTCACTTCAAAACATTTTCATGGCGTCCGTCAGGGCGCTCTTGGTGGAGGTGTCGGTCTCGCTGAGTGTCTTCGCCGTGGCCGCCGCCGCGGGCACCATGGCGGCCTGCTGCATGGCGGCCTCCTGCTCGGCCCGCTGTTGTCGAATGATGGCCACCTGATCGTCGGCCACGATGAGCGTCGGGTCGACCCCGAGCATGTCGGCGTACGCGTCGACCACCTGGTCGCCGTCGATCTTGTCGAGCATGTCGGGCTTGAACTGGGCCGCGCTGCCGACGGTCCCCAGCAGCCGGTCGACCGACGCAAGCCCGACGGCCCGCTGGGCCTGCGCCAGCGTCGAGATGAACTCGACCTTCAGGTCGATACCCTCAAGCTCGGGCGGCGGCCGGGGCACCATGTTGGCCTCGATCATGTCGTCGAACGTGTTGTCGACCAGGGGCGACAGCAACTCGTTGTGCAGACGCTCGAGCACCGGGCCCAGCATGAGGAGCTTCTCCTCGTGGCGCTCGGCGACCTCACGGGCGGTGATCTCGCGACGATCGCTGTGGGCCAGCATCAAGAACAAGTCTTCGTAGAACGCACGGCTGATACGCTGACGCACATCCACGATGTCAGGCAGCAAGCTCGACAGGTCGAACCTAACGTCGTGGAGCGCCCGGATGCCGGTGCCGGGGCCGGCCCCGTCGAGGTACGTGATGCCGCCCGGCTGTGACTGCACCTCCTGGTTCTTGAGGGCGGTGGGCACCTGCAGGGCCGGCTGCGACTGCTGATCTATAACCTGACCCTTGCGGTACTGCTCGTGTTGCAGCTGTTTCACGTCGCCGAGCGCCTCCATGCCGGGGCTCTCGCCGTAAATGTCGCCGCTAACTACGTGCCACCGGGGGGCGAGACAGCGGAACCGGTTGAGCCCCGACTCGCGCAAATACTTATCGGCGCCCTCGTGCGAGTTGGCCTCGAAGTAACACGACCGCCACGGCATGTTGATCGCGTCTCGCTTGCGCGTGTCGCGCTCGGTGCGTGGCTCGATCACGTGCACCACGTCGATCCACTTGTCGTATCCTTTCCCGTCGTTGTACAAACCGCGGACAGTCTGGCTCACGTTCGGTAGGCCAAACTCTTGCACCACCTGGAGGACCGTCATCCCGTACTTGCGGTAGAGCGTGTCCACGTTGCCGCGCGAGTCGGTCGCGATCGCGTACTCGCCGATGGTCAGCGGGTTGTGGTGCACGACCGTCTCGAAGTCAGCCTGCAGCACGTTGACGGCCGTCCCGAATGCACCTAGCTCGCCATAAAGCGAATGCAGCGCGCGGTACGTGTTCGAACGGTTGAAGATATCGCGCATGCGGCGCGTCACGACGTGCAACCACTCTTTGACTGCCTGCTGCTCGTTCAGGTCGTCGTCGGGCGTCTGCAGGCGGAACCACGGGCGCGCGGGGCTCGTCATGCCCGCCATGAGGCCGGCCTCGAGCACGCGGAGCGCGCGCGTACCGTGCGAGTCGTAGATGTGGTTGTGCTTCTTCTGACCGCGATTGGAGTTGCGGTCGGAGACCAAGAACCGGCCGGCGCGCGGCAGCAAATAGCGCCCGATCTCCTGCCAGTGTGTGAACCAGCTGGCCCGCTCAAGCTCTAGCGCGCTCCAACGGCGGCGCTTCGCCTGGATGCTGTTCTCGTCGTAGTGCGTCGGCACGGATCATTGCCCCAGTAGTGTCTTCGCACCTGTACTCGGGGCCGACAGCATCGAGCCCGACGCGCTGCCGTAGGCGCCACGGGGTGACAATCCTTCACGTGCGCGCCGCCGGAGCATGCTCACGTCGGGCGCCTTGGGCGCCTGCGGGGCCTTGGGCGCCTCGGGGGTGCTTTTGTTCGCCGCGATGCCCGCGCTGGCGGCGGCCGTCGAGCCGCCGACGATCGCCATGATAGCGGGAATTTCTAGGCCAGACATAGTTAGCTCCTCAACTTTTTGATCGACACCGCGATCGCGAACACGCCCGCGATGACCGCGATGATGGCCGCCGCGAACTGCACCACAGGTATCCACGTCACGACGAACGCGGTGACGGCCGACGCGCCGCTCACGCCCGCGCTGCCGATGACCTGCATCTCGGGTGTCATGAGAACTGTATCGAAACATGATCGATAACCGGATCAGCGACACCGTCGCCGCCGGCCATCAGTATCGACAGATTGACATCACGGCGCGCGCCAAACGCGATCTCTGTCCAGGGTGTGGCGTGCATGTCCGCGACGGCCATCGATACTACAGCGGCACCCAGAGACGTGTAGTCACCGGGGGTATTCGACGACTCGCCTACTTTGTAGGAGGCATACAGACGTGGATCGTTCTCGCTGGCCGACGCTGTCCTGACCTTAGCCACGATGCGATAGTGTGTAAACGGCGCCAGGTCGGCGCGCACCTCGTGGCGATTCGCGCTAGCCAGGAGGCTTTCAACCTCGCTCATGTTGGTTATCGTAAGGGCCGACACAGAGTACGCGCTGACCACCACGTTCAACTTTGTCTCGCGCTCGCTTTTTCCAGGTGCCACCAGTGTCACGTCGATGTCGCCCGCGAGTGACTCGCTAGTTTCAACGAGCAAGAAACGGTAGCGTTGCTTGGACCCGCTCTCGTTTTTGAGCGTGCCAGTCGTGCTGATACTCCCGCCGGTGCCCACCAGCGATTCGATTGTGTCCCACGTTAGGCCGCCGGTGGATGAGCTTTGCAGTAGCAGCGTCGCATTATCCAGGTCGCTCGACGCTGCGCTATAGGCGAACACTTCGCCTGGCTTCAGCAGCAGAGCAGAACTAGGGCCGACGGTCGACAGATTTTGCATGATCATCGTAGGTGCCTCGTGCTGCACATCGGGTATGACGCGAGCCAGTTGTAGCGGAAGTAACCCGGCGGCAGCCTGTGCCACAGGGCCCACGCGTTGTACGCGCGCCAGGCTTGCCCCTCACTCTCACAGAGCCAGTTGATGTACAGCGGGCGCGCCTCGTACCACAGTCGTTCGGACAGCGGCGCGAGCCCGAGCTTGTAGTCGACGTAGTGTGAAATCTCGTGTGCGACGATCCCCTCGAACAACACCGGGTCGCGCACCAACACGCTCACGTACACACTGTCGGGGTCGCTCCACAGCCGATACTGGCCGAGGGGTTGCATCGGCACGACCTTCACGGCGGGCGGCGCCAGCTCACGACAATCGAGCGCCCGCACGGCGCACACGAAGTCGAGGTGCTCCTGCGGGGTGGCCGCGCTCGCGGCGCCGCAGAGCGTCAAGAGTATGGCCGCCAGGGTGAGTCGTGCTGTTAGCATGTGCTAAACCTCCGACCATCGATTATCGACCATGGACTGTCAACTACTGTTACATGTCTCGTGACTGTCCCTTCAGCCACCGATACACCGTCATTTTCGCGACTCCGAACTTGGCGGCCACCACGGAGACCGGCACCCTGTAGCGCACAAGTTCGAGGGCGAGGGCCACCTCGTGATCGGAGCAGGTTGCCGCGTGGTGCCGCTCGCCCCGCCGGTAACGGTCAGAGGTTCGCATAGGGATCGTAGTCAAACGGCCTGGCGCGATTCTTCAGCGCGCCGGGGGGCGGCGCCGGGATCGTCGACAGCACGGCCGCCAGGGCGCGCGCCGGGTAGCGGTTGATCTTCTCGGCCACCTCGACGGGCGACGGGTAGACGATCTTGCCGTCGCGCTCGCCGACGGCGAACGCCTCCAGCTCGACGGCCATCAGCTCGTCGGGCGGAACGAGCAGCGAGTTATATAGCTGATGCAAGTACCGGTCGAACAGCTCCGACCTTCGGTTCGCGTACTCGATGCCGCTCGGCGCGCACGTGTGTGCCGCGCTAAGGCCGTACACCAGTTGTGCGTTGCCATGCGGATCGTCGTGCTGCCTAAGCAGCTCGTGGACGTGCCCAAGATCTGGCATGTGGTTCGCGTCGAGAAATATCGCCGCATCGCCGTCCGCGCGAAGCTCGAGCTTCAGCTGCATCAACACGTGCGCGGCGGCCTCGCTCGATTGTACTCGGCCCACCTCTGCGCGCGCGAGCACCGAGCCGTGCCGCACGACGGTCGTCAGCGTCCTGTCGTGCAACACGGCGCCCACCGCCAGTTCTTTAATTCTCATGTTCGTTCCACCTTTCGTTAGCACGTGCAAGTATCGCGCGTAGGTCGTTCTGCGCGTTCGCCGCGAGCATCGAGTCCGCCGGGATCGCCGCGAGGATGTAGGCCGTCGCCAAGTCTGGGCTGCGGCCGAGCCGCTTGATGATCTTGTCGCGCGACTCGACGTAAAGCCGCTTACCGCGCATCTCATATCGCGGGGTGCACAACTCTCGCTTGATGCGCGGGTCCGGCGGGAGCGCGACGCGGCCCGCGATCAGCAGCTCGCGGTACCTCCACCAGAGCCAGCTGCGCACGTTGAAGAAGCCGAACGCCTGCGACTCGTTGAGCGCGTCGGTGCCGGCGCCGAAGATCACACCGCTGGTGGGCACCTGCTCCCGGAGAATGTCGTAGGGGCTCGCGCCGACGCCCGTCGCATCGATGAAGATCGTTGCGCCATCTAAGTAATTACCAAGGGCGAACGCGGCGAACGTCTGCCCGTCGGGCGTGTCGCGACCCTCGGCGACGATCGGCCAGCTGTACCAGTGAGCGTGTCGGCGAACGAGCGCGCTCCGGTCGTCGCCACCTCGGGCTACGTCGGCCCCGATAGCATCACACGGGCCCGCCGGCTCGGGCGTCCACCGGGCCATCGCCTTGTCCACCTCGCCGCTGGGGATCACCTGGAACGGATCGTCGTCGTCGAAGCCGGCCCCCCAGTCGTTGAACGCGAGCCGGGCGCGCACGACCGGATCGGCGATGTTCGCCAGTCGGTCGGCGTAGCCGCTGCGCACGTAGAACGGATTGTCGGACGTGAGCGACATGATCGCGGTGCGCGACTCCGCGCCGGGTGTACCGGCGGGCGCCTCTTCGCCGCGCACGAACCATCGCACCTCGCCCGACTCCGCGGGGCGCGGGTGGCCCGGCAACAACCACGGGGCGAACAGGTCGTCGCGCAGGTAGAGCGCCTCGCGGCTCGTCGGCGGGTTGGCCGTCAGCACTGTGGTCGTCTTCTCGGTGCTGGTCGCCCGCAGCCACTGTTGCACGAACGTCAGCGCGTCGGCCGTCAGCCACCCGCTGGCCGCGTCGTCGCACACGAGCATGGTGGCCGGCCGCCCCTGCACCTTGAGGGCCTGCCCCTCGTCGGACAGGCCGAGCCAGCTGACGACCACCCCGCGCTCGCGGTAACCCCACGGTGCCGAAATCTCCCAGCGTTGCTCCGACCTGTTTCGGTTCTCGATGTCGCCCGTGACCGCCGCGATACGCTGCAACACCTCGCTCAACTCGCCGACGGTCCCGCGGACGAACCTCACGCGGGAGGACGACAGCAGGCCGCCTCCGATGGCCCCGTCCGTCTTCGAGGAGCCGGCGGCGCCCGCCGCGAGGATCAGGTCGACCGACTGCATCGACTCGACAAGCTGTGTCTGCGGTCCGCGTAGCGCGCGCCACGGGGCGAGCGTCCCGTCACGCTCGAGGATCTCGGCGAGCTTCCGCTGGCGCGATGCCGGGAGCGCGCCAATCCAACGCTCGATCTCGGCGGCGCGCTCGTGCGCGTCGACCGGCAACCGGGCCACGTCGGGGAACGTCACCATGAGTGTCGCCAGCACGTGCGCGTCGACCGCACGATGCGGAACACGGTCGCGCGCGAGCGCGTTCAAGATCGTGTCGACGCGCACCGCCGCGGCGAACGTATCGTCAAATGAGGTCATCATTCTCGTCGACCACCTCGCCCTCGATCACCTCACCTTCGAGCCAACGGCGCTTGGCGCGCTCGAGGTCGGAGTCGGCCGGCGTGGGCGCCAGAGATTTGCCGCCGGAGGTCACGTCGATCTGCTGCCGCCGTGCAAACTCAGGGCGGGTCGCCTCGAGCAAGCGCGCCAGCAGTGTGTCGCTGTACTCGCGGATGTAGCCGACACACTCACCGCCCTGGTACACCGGCTTGTCGACACCGTCGACCGCCCGGCGGATTGCCTCGGCGTACGCGATGTCCCCCACCATGCTCTTCGTGTCCTCGAACGCAGCGCGGAATTCCGCGTCTGACTCCAGGTGGCGGTAGATGGTCCGAGGGTTACGCTTGATGGCGCGCGCGGCCGCCGAGAAGTTGAACCGCTGCTCCACGTAGGCGACCAAGAATTCGGCCAGCTCGTCTCTCTGCACTGGGTATGGTTGTTGGTCGTTCATGCCTAATTCCATTCTGTTAACTTGTTAAAAATCCCCAGTTGCCTCAGTTATCGCTGTTCCTTGTGCCGCAATGCCGCAGCCTAGTAGGCTGCTGCGGCAGGTTGCGGACACATCAAGGACTTACACGGCGCCGCAATCTGCCACTTTGCGGCCCGCTGCGGCGAGTTGCGGCATCGTGATGTCAAATCCAACACAGCTCATCACCTTCTTTTGTTAAAAGGCCGCGCCCTCGAAGTGCCTCAATATGCCTGATTGCATACTCCCGTCGCCGATCGCGGCCGGCCTGCGGATCGTGCGCCAAAGCTTCCGCGCCGGCCGAGACTGCCTCGTCGATCGGCGCACGGTTATCTAAGTTCAGATCCACGATCGCGTCGTACACTATCTTCTGGTGTGGAGTGAGCGGCGCCTTGCGCTTCGGCGCGTCGGCCACCTCGCAGTGCTCCACGATGCAGCTCGTGATCTCTCCGTCGACGTCCAGCGGCACCGGCAACAACCGAAAACCGAAATCGATCCCGTCGTCTCCGTCTTTCAGCTTCGTGATGGTCGCCTTGCGCGTTTCGCCATACTCCGTGATTTCCATCTCGGCGTCCGCGGCGGCCCGCAACCCCGACCAACCTCGGGCGCCCTTCGATTCGTCCTTACCACTATGGTGAACCAAGATCACCAGCGCGCCGGTCGCCCGGTGCAGCCCTTTGCAGTGGGCCAACACCTTGCCCATATCCTCGGAGCTGTTCTCGTTGCCGCCCGGCATGCTGGCCGCCAGCGTGTCGATCACGATGACGGACGCGCCGCCGTGTTTCACGACTGCCTTTGCGACCATCAGGGCGTGCTCGCGGTCGAGCATGTTTGGCCCGTCGGCGATCACGCCAACATCGAGATCTTCGAGCCGCTCGCCCACCTGGTGGGCGTACGCCTTGAGCCGTTGCCGGAACCCGTTGATCCCCTCGGCGCACACGTACACGACTGCCCCGCGTTCGACCTTCCGCTCGCGCCACAGGGCCCCGCGCGCGATGGCCGACACGAGGTCGAGCACGAAGAACGTTTTGCCTGAGCCGGACGCGCCGTACACGACGGCCAGCTCGGCGGCCGGCAGCACGCCGTGCACGTGCCACCCCATCGGCCGGCCGACGGCAAACTCGTGCGCGGGAATCGGCGTGAACCGCTCGCGCTCACCGGGCGTTTCAATCTTCTGGAAATCTTCGTCCGGCTCCACCACGTCGAAGTCGCCCGCGTCGGCCGGCCGCTCGATGCGCAACGACGCGAGCGTCACCGGGTTAGGGTGGTGCCCGAACGAGCGCCAGTGTGAGTCGAGATCCTCGGTGCCTACATACTTCGCGCCGCGCGCGCTCCACTCGTCCCACAGGGCGAGCCCGTCGTCGCCGAATTCGTGGTGCAGGGCCATCCCGATGCGCAGCCAATCTTCGTACGGCGCGTCCGGGTCGTGGTCCGCCAGGAGGGCGCGTGCTTGGCGTGCGTCGGCCCCCCCGGGTGACGAGGTACGTTCGGGCGTCAGGGGGCGCACGGGCACGGGGGCCGACATCGGCCACGTGAGCATGTCGACGGGCAGCTCGTCGAAGAATGGATCGAGGGCCGTCGACTTTCCCGCGAGGGGCAACACAAACATGCTGCCGGCGCCGTCCGGCCGCACGCTGTCCTGCTTCGGGAAGATCTCGATCTCGCCCGCGGCGACGCCCCCGGTGCCGTTCTTGAAGCCGCACGCCTCGAGCGTCTCAACGAGCAGCCGACGTACGCTGTGTGCGTCCTGGGGATCTTCCCACAGCATGTAGAAGTGAATCCCGTGTCCGCCGCTCGAGCGGAACGGGATCGGCCTGAGGCCGCCGCGCTCAAGTTCGGACATAACGCGCCCGGCCGCCTCGGCCATCGCCGGCCAGAGGGTCTCGCCCTTGTGGCTGTCGAGGTCGAGGAGCGCCAGCCTGCAGGTCGACTCCCCCCGCTTGATGGGGCAGGCCCCGCGGGCGTACGGCTGGCCGTGCTTCTCGATGGGCAGCCCGACCTCTACGTGCTCGGGTGACTGCCCAGGGCGGCAAATCCAGTGGTGGGTAGAGTCAACGCGGGAAAAGATTGGTGCCAGGCTCAAGTGGCACGGCCTTTGCATGTCGCGCGAAAAGTGTTTGTCATAATCATTAGCGCGTGCTAACCTCCGCTGCGGTAGAGTCACAATACGTTAGCACTTGCTAATCGAGAGTCAAGCGAGTATGAAAAGAGGAGGACGCGTGAACAAAGAAGAAAAACGGCTGCGGGAAAACCGGAAGAGGAACTTGGATCAGCTGCTGAACAACGAGGATTTCACGGCCCGCGCGTTGGCCCGGCAGATGGGCTGCGAGCTGAACTATGTAAGCCAGCTACGACATGGGCACCGCGCGATCAGCGCGGACACCGCGCGGGCAATCGAGTCGATCATCGGGCTCACGCAACACCGTCTCGATGACACACCTTCGGGTTTTGTGTCGCAGTTCGCAGACGGCACCGATGATTTGCGAGTACAACAAGTTCTCGAAGCTGAATGGAAACGTGTTAAGCGTAGACCGCGCGGCGCACTGTTTGACGCGATGCTGAAGTTGTGTCTCGAAGATGCGAAAGAGCACGGCTTCAGCGAGGGGCGCGTGCGGTTCATAGCGAGGGAGTTGCTAAAATCATGACTATGCCCAGCAGATTCGAAATGGAAGTGTTGAAGATGAGGTGGCACCGCGAGCGAGCGAGGGTGGAGCGAGTGCGGCGCGCTAGGATAATGACGGCCGCGGGCGTCGTCGCGCTGATTGTGATTTTCTTCTTGACAGTCTGATTAGCATCTGCTAACGTGCGCGTTGAGGGTTACCGAGGAGGGAACAGCAAATGGCAAAACTTTCTGCAAACGGCACCGAGTTAGCTCGCGTGCGCAAGACCGACAACGTGAACTACGATTACGGGATTCGGTATCAATTGATTCGCGAAATTTCTTTTCGCTCGAACGGCAAGATGCTGAAGAAGCTCGTGTCCGTTCAACCTGACAAGCGCCGCACAGACCACGGCTGGAAGCATTACGGTCGCTACGACGTTTCGGTGAGCGACGCTGTCGCGGCGTTCGTCAAACACGGCTACGAGCAGGTAGTTAGCACTCGCTAACGCACGAGGAGGAAGATCATGAAAATGAAGCCTGAACATTTTGAACGTCTGAAGGCTTTGATAGAGCAGCGCGCGGCGCCAACGTTGCTCAGGGACTACACGATCCGAGTCACCGCGGCATATGAGCGCGACGGATTAGCGATGACCTGGGGTCCAAATGGCACCGTGATCGAGCCGCGCTACTTCTGGCCGATCCTCGAGGGGCTGCTCGTCGAGGGGTTCCACGTTGCCGGTGTCGAGCGAGGTGAAGCGTGATAAGCCAGCTAGATAACCCGCGACCAGAGTCACAGCGCGTCGATCATCGCGGGCTGCCATACTGCGACGGCTGGCGCGTCAGCGGCTACTGGAAAGGGTACAGGTGCAACGCTGTTGCCAAGTACCCACTGGGCGCGTGGCGTTTTTGTGGGGCTCATTATGCGTTAGCTGTGAAAGAGTCTCAGGAGCTGTCGTGATCGTGCACCCCGCAATCAGCGCCGAGCGATTCGCCGAGCAGATGGCGACGTTCGACCGGATGCGGGAGATTGCATTTAGGGTATCTCGCGCCCTCGAGGTGGCACCTCGGCTTAGTCGCGCAACGCGGGAGCGAGATACCCCCCTTGCCCTTGACGGGCTGCTCGAAGATTTTTCTTGACAGCAGGTATTAGCAACTGCTAACGTCCTGGTTAGAGGGTTGAGGAGGGAAGCACGATGAACGAGAACAGCGCAGACTATCTGTACTCGACGCGCGTTCGTACAAGGACAGACTCGACATCGTAGCCCAGAGCAAACGAGAACGGAGATCCAAAACATGCAAGTAAACGGATACAAAATTAAACCTTTCGCGAACCTGCGCAACGCGAACCTGCGCAACGCGAACCTGCGCAACGCGAACCTGCGCAACGCGAACCTGCGCAACGCGAACCTGAGCTATGCGAACCTGAGCTATGCCGACCTGAGCGGTGCCGACCTGAGCGGTGCCAACCTGCGCAACGCGAACCTGCGCAACGCGAACCTGAGCTATGCGAAAAACATACCGCCTTTGCTCGCGGCGCAGTTATGTATTTTACCGGAAGGGGACATTATCGGATGGAAAAAGGCAATCGGTGGAGCGCTGGTAAAGCTATTAATTCCAGCCGAAGCGCGGCGCAGTAACGCAACCGGGCGCAAGTGTCGCGCTGAATATGCGGACGTCCTGAAAGTTCTCGGAATGGAAACGGCCGAAACTTACCAGAACGGGATGTTCACAGTGTACCGGCCAGGCGAGCGCGTACATTGCCATGAATGGTGCAGCGACCGATGGCAAGAATGCGCAGGAGGAATACATTTTTTCTTGACGCGCGAAGAAGCGGAAGACTACTGATCGCTTGACAGCAGGATTAGCAACTGCTAACGTCCCGGCACTTTCCAAAACCACAGACATTCACGGAGTAGCCAGACCAATGTCCATCGAACAGAAGCTCGAGAATCTCACGGCGGCGATCTTCGATCTGACAGCCGTCATCCAGTCAATGGCGCAGCCGCCCGCCGGTGCCTCCCCCTCGGCGAAACCCTCCCCCGCCAAAGGCAAACCGCGGGCGGCTGCCGCCTCCAAACAGCAAGAGCCGGCGGTGCCGGGCGAAGAGCCGGCGGCCCCTGAAACCGATAAGGAACGCGAGGCACGGTTCGAGGAGGTCAGGAAGGCCGTCCTGCAGGCGTGCCAAGACATCGGCCGCGACGGGGTTACCGTGTTGCTCGATCAGTTTGGCGCCGCCAAGGCGAGCCAGGTCGACGAGTCACAGTGGCAGGAGCTGCTCGACGCGATCAAGAGTGCGACCGACGCGAAGGTCGCCGCGTAAGTTTAGGGGCGAGGGCGGCAGCTCAAGGATCGGGCTGCCGCCCAGGGAGGATCGAAGAATGAATTGGGAACGCAACGTGCGCCAAGCAACATGGCTCGTAGCTAGCCTGTTGCTGGTGCTCATCTGGACGGTCGCGCTGACCGCCTGTGCGCAGTGAGCTACTACTGCGACGCAAGCGGCAGATTCTGCCCGGTCGACGCGCTCGGACGGCTACGCTGCGATTGCGTGATAGACGAGGAGCGCTGCCATTACTGCGACGCGGCGCTTGATGAGTGCACATGTGAGGAGTCGGCCATAGCGCGCGCTGAGGAGCGCGAGACGTGCCCCGGTTACGAGGAGGAATAAAAGATGAACTTCGAATTTCTGGTTTTCGGTCTCTTCTTATTTGCCGCGCTCATGTTGCTGGGTGGCATGTTTGCCGCGTGGCTGCAGGATTACCACCAGAACGTGTTCGCGACGTTGCAAGTTGGGGTGCCGGTATTGATGGTCGTTCTTATGCTGGCCTTCGGCACCGGGTGCGCCTCAACGTCCGTCGAGCTGATGCTCGGCGGCAAGCTGCGCGATGGGGGCGTCCACGGTAGCGGCCCGACGGCCTCCCTGCGGGTCAAGCACGAGTTCAGCGACCGCTGGTTCTGCGAGTACGAACACATCTCGCACTTGCTGGTCGGCCCACCGTTCTCGCCCGCGTCCGATGAAGACACGCTCGATCACGCTGGCTGCGGCGTGCGGTTCGGAGGTCCACGACGATGAAGTGTTGGGTCATCACACGGGACGGTATCCCGGCGTACGTTCTCATTGGCACGCAGCAAGAGGCGGCAGAAAAGATGGAAAAGCTGCGCTCCGAATATGCTGCCGACTGGAGCTGGGGCATGCAGCATGCGCCGTTCACCATCAGGATCAAACCGTGAACTCCAAGCTCTGTAAGCGGCTTCGACGTTTAGCGGAAGCTAAGACGGTCGGCCTGCCCGACGCGCAGCTCGACTGCCCAGCTGGGGTGGTCCGCGTTGACGCGCGCACCCGCAAGCGCGTGCCGATCAGGAACGAACGACAAACGACCCGCGGTGTGTATCGCGCGTTTAAACACGCCGCCCAGCGTATCGCCAGAGGAGAGAAGTTGAAATGAACAAAGAACACCCGGCCGTCGGCGTTGCCGCTTGGATCGCGCTCGCGGCCATTGTTCTCATCGTTGCTCAGTGTGTCTGCAACGGGTGTGCCATATGAGCAGCACCCAGTACGCCGACGAGGGAACGATCGCGCACGCGCTCGCTGCGATGTGCCTGCGCGAGAACACCGACGCGGCCGCGTACGTCGGCCGGATCATCGAGGAACAGGATTACCCACATTCGCCGCTTGGCCCGTCGGGTGCCCCCCGCTGGATGTACTGCAGCGCGTCGGCCGGCGGCAAGCCGAAAGAATTCGTCGAGCGGAAGTTCTCCATGGAAGTCACCGACGAGATGGCCGAGCACGTGCAGACGTACCTCGACTCGATCCGGACGTACACGGCCGGCGGCGTCGCACTAATCGAAACGTCGCTCGACATCTCGCACATCTTGGGTCACTACAAAGTGTTTAACGCGACCGCCGGGGAGATCGAAGACAAGCCACAAGGTGGCACCGGCGACGTGATCGCGCTCGTCGACGATGAGCTGCAGGTCCACGATCTGAAGTTCGGCAAGGGCGTCGAAGTCTTCGCCGACCGCAACGAACAGATGCAGCTGTACGCGCTCGGCGCGCTCCCGCTCGTCGAGCTGCTGGGCGACGTGGAGCGCGTGCGCCACGTGATCCACCAGCCGCGCATCAAGTCGGCCCCCGACGAGTGGGACTGCACCGTCGGGGAGCTACGCGAATTCGCCGAGACGGCCAAGAAGGCGGCCGACCGGGCGCGCAGCGTGATGGGCACGCCGTTGAAGCATCTCGGCCTCGAGTATTTCGCGCCGTCCGACAAAGCGTGCCGGTTCTGTCCACACAAGGCCGACTGTCCCGCGCTCGAGCGGGAGGTCGGCGAGGCCGTGTTCGACGACTTCGACGTGATCGGCAACCCGCACGAGACGGCCGCCCCGCGCGAGATACCCGCCGAGTCGAAACGCCTGGGCGCGCTCATGGATAAGGTGGACCTGATTGAGGATTTCTGCCGGGCCGTCCGCGCGAAGTCGGACCTTGAGTTGCACGCGGGCAACCCGCCGATCGGCAAAGACGGACCCTACAAGCTGGTCGCCGGGAAGAAAGGTAACCGCGTGTGGATCGACAAAGCGGAAGTCGAGGCGCTCATGAAGGGCACCTTCCGCATGAAACAGGACGACATGTACACGCGGACGCTGATCACGCCGCCGGCCGCCCAGGAGCTACTGAAGAAGGAACAGCCGAAGCGGTGGGCCAAGCTGGCGGCGCACATCACACAGTCGGACGGCAAGAAGCACGTGGCGCCCGCCAGCGACCCGCGGCCCGCGCTCGCGCCGTCCTCCGCGACGGCCGACGATTTTGATGTGATCTAGGAGGAACACGTGAAGGAACTACTACGACAGGGACAGAGTCTGCGCGAATCGATCGGCACGAACGACGGCAAAGACTCATACTACAAGCTGATCGACGAAGACACGGTCGTGTCAAACCGGCTGCCGCGGCGCCCGCGGCTGCGCATCGCGGGGCTCGCCGACGAGCCCGTGCATCTGCTGCCGGTCACCAACGAATTCGGCGACGTGGTGCCACACCAGTGGGTGCTGCCCGCCGAACAGGACGCAGACGGAAACTTGCGTCCTGTTGCCGCCAGCACGGACGAAATACGGCGGCGAATGAAAGCTCTGAACTGCGGCGTGAGAGTTTTGACCTGAGAGATTAGCAACTGCGAACGAAGAGCTTTTGAACTTTCGACCTTTGAAACCCAGGAGTAATTGAAATGTTGGTTAGATTGGAAAACGTGAGGGCGTCGTTCTTGCACGTCTTCAAGATGCAGGAACCTCAACGGGGTACCGACGGCCGGGCGGCGTTCGCGGCGCACTTCTTGTTCGCGCCGGATTCCCCGCAGGTGAAGGCGAAGTGGAGCCCGGAGATCAAGACTGTCACGCGGACAGCCTCCGACGGCACGGAGCGCATCTACGTGGTGGGCGCCACGAACCACGAGCGTGTCGCCAAGGCGATGCGCGCGGCCGCCGAAGCTAAGTGGGGCAAGAAGGGCGCCGAGATGCTCGCGGCGCTCATTGATAAGGATCAAGTGTGCCTACACAACGGTGTCGAGAAGAGCATCAAGTATCCCGAGTATGCCGGGATGCTGTACGTGTCGGCCCGTAGTCAGGTTCGCCCCGCCGTGTTCGACGGCCAGAAGCGACCGCTAACTGAGGCCGACGGCAAGCCATACAGCGGCTGCTACGTCAACGGGGTCGTCGATGTGTACGCCTCGGTGATCGGCAAGAACTGGGTCACGGCGCAGCTCCAGGGCGTCCAGTTCTACAGCGACGGCGACAGCTTCGGCGGCGGCCGCCCGGCCGACGCGGACGACTTCGACAACGTGGCGGACACCGGCGACGGTGAGGCTGCGTGGGAAGAGTCGGAAGAGTCTGCCGCGGCTTCGTTGATCTGAGGCAGAGGTTAGCGCCCGCTAATTGCGGCGGGCGCTATCTTCTTTGAGGAGGAAAGGCATGGGCACGGAAATACAAAAACGAGTCAGAGAGGCGCAGCTGCCGCTGCAGTACAGTGAAGCGATCCGCGCGCTAGAGAAATGTCAAACGATCGACGAAAGCAAGTATTGGTCTGATAGGTCGGACGCGCTCGCTGCGTGGGCGAAGATCTACAAAGACGACCAGGTAGCAGAGGAAGCTCGCCGGTTGAAGATTCACGCGTACAAGCGCATGGGCGAGCTTGCAGCTCAGTTGAGGCCGGGAAGGGGCCCTGGCCACAGCCCAGGTGCGCAAGCACTGCTGCAAGAGTACGGGCTGAAGGAAGCGCAAGCGCACTCCGCCTTGACGCTGCATCGCGCGCCGGAGAAAGAGCTGAATGAGTTCATCACAAAGACCCGCAAGTCCGCGAGCAGCGCGATGTCGTACAGGCCGTTTAAAGGCAGAGGGAGGCTGCCCGTGAGGGTAAGCGCCGCGTGGGAAAATCTATTTGGCAATTCAGGTGGTGGTGCGCGACTGGACAGGCTTCTATCTTTCATACGCAAACATTCTGCACGTGCGGTTGCCGCCGACCTCACCACTAGCGAAGTCAAGAAAGCTCGCGAAGTAATGCTCGAGGTCATTGAATGGCTCGACGAGTTCGAGCAAGCGCTGCCGAAAACCTAATGAGACTCTGGCTAGACACGGAAACCTACTCCCCGGTCCCGCTTAACCACGGGACCGGGGCTTACTCCGTGTCGCCCGAGGCGGAGGTCATGCTGGTGACGTACGCGCTCGACGACGCGCCGGCCCAGTGTTGGGACCGCACGACCGATAACACGTTCCCTCGCGACCTAGCTTCCTCGCTTGATGATTCTGAGATTGAGATCTGGTGTCACAATAGTTTCTTCGACCGCACGATGTTGAACAACGCTACCGAGCTACCTTTGTTTTTCGATCTATCGATCCATCGATTCCGCTGCACCATGGTCCAGGCTTTTGAGCATGGGTTACCTGGCGCCCTCGGCAAACTCGGCGCGATCCTCGGGCTACCTGAGGAGACGCAGAAGAGAGAAGGCCGCGATTTGATCCATCTATTTTGCAAACCTCGACCGAAGAACTCGAAGCTTCGACGCGCGACCCGGCATACACATCCCGCCGAGTGGCAGGACTTCAAGGAATACGCGATCCGCGACACTGAGGCGCTGCGAGAAATTGGCAAGCGATTACCGAGCTGGAATTACCCCGACAACCAAGATGAGCTAGAACTTTGGTTCCTCGATCAAGAGATCAACGACCGCGGCGTAGCGTTCGACCTCGAGTTAGCGCACGCCGCGGTGCGCGCTACACAACGCGAGAAGAAGAGGCTCGCCGAGGAAACCAAAGAGCAGACCGACGATCACGTGCAGGCGGCCACGCAGCGCGACAAGCTGCTCGCGTTCCTCCTGATGGAGTATGGCGTCAACCTGCCCGACATGCGGGCGGCCACCCTCGAGCGGCGCATCGAAGATCCCGAGTTGCCCGAGGCGCTCAAGGAACTGCTGCGCGTGCGGCTCGAGTCGAGCCAAACGTCACAGAGCAAATACAAGAAGGCGCTCAACGCCGTGTCGCCCGACGGGCGGATACGCGGAATGATGCAGTGGTGCGGCGCGCAGCGCACCGGCCGGAACGCCGGGCGGATCTTCAACCCACTGAACCTGCCCCGGCCGAAGCTGAAGCAGCACGTCATCGAAGAGGGCATCGCCGCGCTCAAGCTGGGCGTTGAGGATCTGATATGCGCGTGATGCTTCTGCTGGCCCAGCTTGCGCTCGCGCCGATCGACGAGGTTGTCGTGTCGGTGCCGGGCAGACCGATCGTGTGGGCCATCGGGTTGTCGTGCGACGCGAAGCCGCTGGGCGTCTACCTCATTCGTAGCGACGGCGTGCCCCGGTGGGTGCCCGTCGAGTCGGCCGACTCGGGTGACACGAGCACGGTCAAACGATTGGCGGCCGCTGGCCAGCTCAGCGCGAGGGACGTATGTCGCTAGCGCCGACAGTCATGGAGCTTTGCTCGAACGCGCTGCGCGGGTTGATCGTCGCCTCACCCGGCAGGAAGCTCGTCGTGAGCGACCTGTCGAACATCGAGGGCCGCGTGCTCCCGTGGATGGCCGGCGAAGAGTGGAAGCTGCAGGCGTTCCGCGACTTCGACGTGGGCGTCGGCCCCGACATGTACAAGCTCGCGTACTCGCGCCCGTTCGGCGTACAGCCCGACGAGGTGACGAGCTTCCAACGACAGATGGGCAAAGGCATGGAGCTGTCGATGGGCTACGGCGGCGGCGTGGGCGCGTTCATCAACGTGTCGGCCGCCTACAAGCTCGACCTCGACGCGATGACCGAGGCTGCCTGGAGCTTGCTGCCGCGAGAAGTGATGGGCCAGGCGCACGGGATGTGGGACTGGGCCACCAAGAAGAAACGCACGCTCGGTCTACGCAAAGAAGTGTACGTCGTGTGCGACGCGCTCAAACAGATGTGGCGCTCGGCGCACCCGAAGACGGTCGCGCTGTGGGACAACGCCGAGGCTGCCGTCCGCCACGTGATTCTGCACGGCGGCGTGCGGAAGGTTGGCCCCTGCAAGGTCACGCGCACCGGCAACTGGCTGCGCGTGCTGCTGCCGTCCGGCCGCGAGCTGTGCTACCCGAGTCCGCGGGTCGACGAGAACGGCACCATCTCGTACATGGGAATGAACCAGTACACGAAGAAGTGGTGCCGGATCAATACGTACGGCGGGAAGGTCGTCGAGAACTGGGACCAGGGGATCGCGCGCGACGTGCTGACCGCCGCCGAGCGGCCCGCCGAGGCGGCCGGCTATCAAATCGTCCTGACAGTCTACGACGAGCTAGTCACCGAGACACCCGACGAAGAACGGTACAGCGCCGAGGAACTGAGCGCGATTCTCGCGACGAACCAAGATTGGAACGCCGGGTTGCCGCTCGCGGCCGGCGGGTTCGAAGGGTACAGATACAGGAAGGACTGAGCATGACTGCACTACCGATCCTCATTTTGATTTTCGTTGGCAACGCGCTGCTGTTCCTAATGTGGTCGCGCGTGTTCATTCGGAAGCTCAACGGCGAGTGCCCGTTGTGCGGGAGTAAAGAGCAATGAGCAACCTAGAAATAATCCGGCGCATCGCCGAACGAGGTTTACGCAAGGCGCAGCACGGGGCCGCGCGAACGCTCACCGGGCGCTCCGCGGCACACGCCGAATACATCGACTTGTTCCAACACCTACTGGACGAGCTGGATAAGGTGAAAGAAGATGCGTGAAACAGGACCGCGAGGTGTTGAGAAGAAATACTGCGACCGCGTGAAGGCCGCCGGTGGCCGCGCATACAAATTCAAGAGCCCGGCGCGCAAAAACGTGCCCGACCGCTTGACGTTGATGGGGCTCGACGCGGCGGAGCGCATATTGCTCGACGAGCTTCCCATGTGGACGCTGCAAGCGCGAGCGGATCTCGCGCGACGCATCGTTGCCGCTGCGGTCCATTTCGCCGAGTGCAAGGCGTCCGGCAAAAAGCCAAATGGGGGGCAGCGGCGTGAGATCAATCGGCTGCGCAAGATGGGCTACAAGGTCCTTGTGGTGGACGAGTGACCGCGCTCCCCTTCACACCTTGGGAATACCAGAAGCTCGGCATCGAGTTTCTGCTCGATGTGCCGCGGTGTGCGCTGTGGGCCGACATGGGCATGGGCAAGTCGGTCGTGACGCTCAGCGTGCTCGAGTATCTGCGCCTCGCGGGCGACGATAAGCCGGCGCTGATCGTGGCGCCGCTGCGCGTCGCACGCGGCGTGTGGCCCGCGGAAGCTCGCAAGTGGGCACACCTGCGTGACTACCGCGTGCAGCCTGTGACCGGCACCGACAAACAGCGCAGGGCCGCCCTGCGGCAGCCGGCCGACGCCTACACGATCAACCTCGAGAATATGAAGTGGCTGTTCGGCTACCTGCTCGAGCACGACATCACATGGCCGTTCGAGACGGTCGTCATCGACGAGTCCACCCGGCTGAAGTCGATGCGCGTCAGCGAGCAGACCAGCAAGCTCGGCAAGAAATTCATACGGGCGGCCGGCGCCGTCCGCGCGCGGCAGCTCGCCCGGATCGCGCACTCACACGTCAAGCGGTGGATCAACCTCACAGGCACCCCGTCACCCAACGGGTTACAGGATCTCTGGGGGCAGACGTGGTTTCTCGACAAAGGTGTACGCCTCGGGCGTACCTACGACGCGTTCACACAACGCTGGTTTCAGCGGAAGTTCGACGGCTACGGTGTTGAACCGTTGCCATACACCAATGAGCAGATCCACGATCGCCTGCGCGATGTGTGTCTCTCGATCCGCGCGGAAGACTACTTCGACATCCGCGAGCCACACATCACGACAGTCCGGGTCGACCTGCCGCCGAAGGCGCGCAAAATCTACCGCGACATGGAGCGCGAGATGTTCGCTCAGATCGCCACCGGGGTTGAGGTCGAAGCGTTCAACGCGGCCGCGAAGACGAACAAATGCCTGCAGCTTGCGGCCGGGTTCATATACCACGAGGACGGGAAGACCTGGACCGAGGTGCACAACGACAAGCTCGACGCGCTCGAGAGCATCATCGAAGAAACATCCGGCGCGCCGCTACTGATTCAGTACCACTATAAGCCTGACCTCGCGCGGATACTGAAGCGGTTTCCCGACGCGCGCCACCTGCAAACGCAGAAAGATGAGGACGATTGGAACGCCGGCAAAATCTCTAAGCTGGTGGCGCACGCTGGCAGCGCTGGGCACGGGCTGAACCTGCAGGACGGGGGGCACATCCTCGTGCGCTACAGTTATTGGTGGGCGCTCGAACAGTTCGAACAGATTCTCGAGCGCATCGGGCCCGTGCGGCAAGCCCAATCGGGGCACGACCGCGTGGTGCACGAGTACCGTATTGTTGCGCGCGACACGGTCGACGAAGACGTGATCGCCCGCAACGAGAGTAAACGGGACGTTCAGGACATTCTGATGAAAGCAATGGCACGGAGAGCAGCGTAATGCCTTACATAGAGCAGAAGCACCGTGAGACGTTCATGCCAGACCTGCTTACACCTGGCACAGCGGGTGCACTCAATTATCAGATCACGATGGTGATTAGGAACTACATCGAGATACACGGGCTCAGCTACCAAAGAGTCAACGATGTGATTGGCGCGCTTGAAGGTGCGAAGTTGGAGTTCTATCGGCGCGTCGTTGCACCTTACGAAGACAGGAAGATCACCGACAATGGAGATGTCTATGAGTAAGCTCAACACGGTGTACCTCGCTGGTCCTATGACTGGCATCCCACGGTTCAACATCCCGGCTTTCGAGGAAGCAGCTCGCGTCTTGCGCCGTACTTTCAATGAGGTCATCTCGCCAGTCGAGATGGACTCGCCAGCCGTGCGTGAGGCTGCGTTGAAGTCCGAGGACGGCGCGCTCGGCCCCGGAGGTACGATTGCCGGCGAGACATGGGGTGAGATCCTTGCTCGCGACGTGCGGACCGTGGCAGACGAGGTCGACGGGATTGTCGTTCTACCTGGCTGGTTCCGGTCGCGCGGTGCCCGGCTTGAAGTGTTCGTCGCGCTTCTTTGCGATAAGCCGGTGCTCCGTTATGACACCCTCGCTCAAATACCGAGAGGGACGATCATCGAGGCCATCGCGGACAGCTTCTTGCGTTAAGGATTAGCAGATGCTAATCTTCACCACAGAGGACAGAACATGAAACTTACACTTCCGACTGACAGCGCCGAGCGCAAAGAGTATCCGCTGTTCCGCGGCTGCGATATGTACTTCCCGGCAGCGCTCGCGGGCGTCGCGCGTCACTCGTTTATCAGCAACGAGAAGCACAATCCCGGCGAGCCAATGCACCACTCGCGGGGCAAGTCGGCCGACCACGCCGACTGCATCCGGCGCCATCTCGTGGACCTCGCCGACATGCTCGCTGCGTGTGGGCGTATTGGTGAATCACCAGAAGATGGTCGCTCATCACACGATGAGCCAGAACTGATCGCAGCCTTGCTGGCCGAAGCCAACGCCCTCGCATGGCGCGCGCTCGCGCTGTCGCAAGAGCTGCACGAGCGGTTCGGCAATGCACCGCTTGCGCCGGCCGCGTTCAAGTTCGAAGAATTGCCGGCCGCGCGGAGGTCTGTCGCAGAAGCAGCCGAGAGGGTGCGTCACTACTTTGAACATGGGCCGGCGCTTAAACACCCTGGCTGCTCTAAATGCGACAGCCACGACCTCCCGTCCGTCACGCTCGAGGAAGCGCTCGACGAGATCGAGAACTGGAGGGTGGGATGACCATCCGAGCACGAGTCGAGTGCCGCAGGTGCGGTGTGAAGTTCACGCCTGACCGTGACAACCAGGTCGAGTGCGGCGAGTGCAAGTCTACATGGGCGAAGCCTGAGCCGCCCGACCGTGACAACTTCGAGGTGCCGCTCGATGAGTGCCACTCCGACATCTGGTAGCCTCACGCTGTCGCGCGCCGAGCTGGTCGAGTTGACCGAGAAGCGCCAAGGGGGCGCGCAAGCGCGCGTCCTGCGGGCGCTCGGGATCGACCACAAGCGCCGGCCGGACGGCTCGATCGTCGTGCTCAGAAATTCCTTGCAAGCAGGGTTAGCATCTGCTAAGGTGCGCGGTAGAGAGTTCAGGATCGCTTGGGAGGGTGAAAAGTGATATTCGGGCTGCGGCTGGCTGTGGAACTGACCACGAGCGCTATCGGGGCTACGATTGGCGGTGAGCTGTTCGACTCAGCGACCGCGGCGTATCAGGATGCCAGCCGCAGCACCAAATATCATTCGCCCTCAAAGAGCGGAGACTCAAATGGCTAACAGTAAACGTGAGCGCACTGAAGCGCTCAAGATGAGTTCGCAAGTCGATGAAGCAAAAAGCCGACTCATGCATATTCTGAGCAGGCTCGAGGATGAAGGTACGGCGAGAGCCACGATGCAGCTCGCGTCCATCATCGGCCGGCTGGAAGACTGGCAGAACAGCCAGCGCCACTGACTTCGGAGGACGGCGATGTTTAGATCTTCTGATGCCAAGAGACACAACACTATGAGCACGAACACCGGAGCCACCACATTGGGCGATGAACTCCCCCGCCAGCAGGGCCGCGTGCGCGAGCTGATTGGCATCTACCGAGAGATCGGGCCGGCTGGCCAATTCGCCATCGCAATGATGGAGGACGCTCTACGCCGTGCTGACAAGGCGGTCATGGAGCAAGACATCGTGGCGATGGTCCGCGTCTGCAAAGAGCTTCAAGAGTTCAAAGAATGATCGTCAAATGCCAAATCAGCCAATTCACTAACGCGCCAGCCCGGCAAACACCACTGGTTCTGTGACCTATCTTTCGGCCAGTGGTACAGCATGCGACGGTGCGACTGCGGCGCTGATCCGCTGTCTCGGAGGGACAGATGCAATTAGAAATCTCCATCGTCCCATACAAAGATTCACGTTTCGAGGTAATTCTGCGGGATGCCGAGACCGGCGAAGAAATTACGCTCAGCGGTAAACGAGGATTTACTCAGGCGGAATTGAGGCTGCTTGGTCAAATAGCTCCACCGTGCGTGTACACACGGTACGTGTCTCGGGAAGGCGGGAAATGATTAGGCCTACTCACCCCTTGCGAGGCTTTCGGCCGACAAGAATGGTAGCACAGTCCGAGGAGACACAAATGCGAGATGAGCCAGAATGCTTCTGCCTGCCGGATGATGTGTGCCGCTACTGCACCGCGCTCGCTCGAGTGGCTGAGCTTGAGACCAAGCTAGACGAGGCTCATAAAGTAATCGGGCTCGTCGGCCAGGAGCGTGACGCAGCTCGTGCCGAGCGAGATAGTTCTGTTTCCAGATTGAACGCGTGCCTTGATATGCTCCGCGGTCAGCCTATTAGGACAGCGCCCGCGAGGATACCCAGCACCGATGAGAGTTGGGACGAGGATGGGCCACTCGGCAAAGATGAGCGCTTTGTCCGTCCATCTGAGTGAAGCACACCTCCGATGCCTCGCAAACGAAATCCTGAGCACCGCGGTCTGCCCCCGCGCTGGCGCTTCTACCACGGTGCCTACCGCTACCAGGTGCCTCCCGGCCTCGAGCATCTGTGGGACGGCAAGCGGCAGTTCACGCTCGGCCGCACGCTCGTCGAGGCGTACAGGACGTGGGCCGAGCGCGTAGAGCGCGCCGAGCGCATCACGACCGTCGCGCAACTGCTCGATCGTTACGCGCTCGAGGTGATCCCGCGGAAGGCGGCCCGCACACAGATAGACGATCTCAAGCGGCTGCCGATTCTCCGCAAGCTCTTCGGGCACGCGAACGTGCGCGGCGACCTGAAGCCGCACCACATCTACGAGTACGTCGACAGGAACCGTCACCGGCTGACGGCCGCCCACCGGGAGGTCGAGCTGCTAAGTCATGTATTCACGATGGCCGTGAACTGGGGGCTCACCGACGGCCACCCGTGGAAGGGCACCGGCATCACGCTGCAGCGCGAGCTTCGGCCGCGGCCGGCCGAGCGGTACGTCGAAGACTGGGAGGTCATCGAGGCGCTGTCGCTGCCCCCGCGGCGCAAGCGCGGCTCGGTGCTGATGTGCCAAGCGTACGTCCGTGTGAAGCTTTTGACGGGCCTGCGCAAGACCGACCTGCTGTGGCTGCCGGCCCAACACAGCGACGGCGGGCTGCGGGTGCACCCGAGCAAGACGCGCCACTCGAGTGGCGTCCGCCAGCTGTTCAGCTGGAACGACGCGCTGCGGGCGGCCGTGCAGTTGGCCCTCGCCGCGCGGCCGGTCGACATCGGCCCGTGGCTATTCTGTAACCGCTACGGCCGCCCGCTGATCCGCGACGACAACGTCACGAACAGCTTTGACTCGCAGTGGGGCCGGTTTATGAACCGCTGCCTGCGCGAGACGCACCTCGAGAAGCGGTTCGCCGAGCGCGATCTACGGGCGAAGGTGGCGACCGACGCCGAGAGTCTCGAGCGCGCCCAAGCGTTACTGGGGCACGCCGACGCGCGCCTCACCAAGAGAGTCTATATCCGCCGGCCACAGTTGGTGCTGCCGGCAAGAGGAGTGAAGGAATGAGGTACCTCGAAGTTCGATGTTGCTGCACGCCGACGCGCCTGTACGGATACCTGCCGGCGTCTGAGAATACGATCGCCGCTGGCCGCCGTATGAAGTTCGCGCTGCGCGATCAGTTCAAAGGGAACACGTGTTACAGTTTGCCTATTGAAACATTCGTCGACGACAACCATATGGGACGGCCTGCTGTGAAGTTCGAAGGTGGCGACATGTCGCCCCAAGAGAAGCTCGAACTACTGCGTTGGCTGCCCGGCTTCCGCGAAGCGAACGACCCTCCACCAGAGGAGCTCGTGCCGGCGAAACCCTGGTAATAGCACACCTGAGAATCTATAGCACAGCCCGCCGCTGCACCCCCCACCGCGCTTAACTTTCCGACATAGGGCGGCTGGTTCGAATCCAGTCGCCCCGACCATAAGATTCTGTGACAGAATCAGCAGCTTGAGCGGCACAAGGTGTGCTACGTTGTAAGCAATTGCTAACGTTCAAGGTGCTGTTTTGCCAAGTTGTCGAGGGGAGGAATAGCACATGATTTTCGAAGCGGCCCTAATCAGCACGCTGTGCCTAGGGATGGCCTTCGCCTGCGCGCGCGGTGCCCTACGAGCTTCCGGCAACCGCCGGGATGGGCTCTTCGCGTTCG